ATGATTAAGCCAATGGTTACCATCGGACTGGTTTCTTTACTTGCCGCGTGCTCATCCGCGCCAGACCCTATGGATGAGCGTATTGAAGCCGCCATTAAACTTTGTCAAAGTGATAGCGCAAAGGCCTTTTCCAATACTGTTGATGGGCTACGAGTCATGTGTCACAGCGGCAGTTCGTACATTATTCGTGGCGACATCTCGTTGGATAAGATCGTAGAGCTTGACCGTGTTTACTGCTCAAGCATGGGGATCCGAGATTTTGTATCCACGAAAGATGAAGAGATTAAGCTGTCTTGTAACGATGGCTCCAATTACGTTCTATAATGCTCTGTTCTATCGAATGACTAAGCAAACAGCATTTTAAAACCAATTATTAAAAAGCGAGCACAACAATGAAAAAACTACTTATATCGCTGTTCTCCGTTGTCGTCATGGCGGGCTGTTCATCCCTAGAAACGGCAGAATCCATGCCTAACCCCGATCAACGCGTTGTTGATAATCGCCTCAACATCTCAACCGATCTGAACGCAACCTACTGCGAAGGGAAAGGCTTTGAAAAATACCTAGAACGTGAAAAATATTATACCTTTACCTGTAAAGATGGTGCTTTCTTCAATATTGCGAAGTAATTTGCCCATTTAGGTGTTGATTTTAAAAGGCGCTGGCACCTGTCGGCGCTTTTATTTCATAATGGAAGGTTAGTGCTCTTATCTAACTGAATTATATAAATAGTGCCTAACTTAAATTCTGGATTTTCTCTCATATTTTTCTGTATATGCAGATCGAAGATTGTCACTTTTGGATTGTTGGTAGATATTCCCGCCCACTTGCTCAAAAGGCTTTCTCCAAAATCCCTCCAAAACTTTCCCTCCAAAACGACAGTGATTTCTGGGTGTATAGAGTGTCACAAGCCAAAAATTGGATTACACATTACGGTGTCACGTTTTGCTTGGGCTCTTTTATAAACACGTATTCACTGCCTCGTTCGTCGTGATACTTGTCAGTCATTTTTCGACTCTTATGACCGAGCAACACTTGGGTATCAAAACCCAGCTCTGAATAAGTTCGCTCGGCCAGGGATCGCAATTCATGAAAACTCGGTGCTGAGCCTTCCTCCCAAACCAGACCACTTTCATCACGAATCTTCAAAAAGGATCTGCTCAGTGACATTGCACTGACGGGGCTGCCTTTCTTTGTTGGTGAATACTTGGTTGATAAGTGGAGAAGGTAACGACTGACCACACCGGAAGCACGACATTGTTCAATGATCTCACCTAAAGACATGCCAATGAGCGGATTGGTGAGCCATAACGGAAATGCGAGTTTGGTTCGACCGCGGCTTTTGTTGACGCTGACTAGCAGATGGCCGTCTTTGACGTCAGCAAACCGCAGCTCACAGAGGTCTTGCCGCCTAAGGCCGGTTGTTAGACCGAGATTCAGCGAATTGATGGCATAGGGAAAGATCTGCTTTTTGGCCGAGGCGACAAGAGCAGGCCAGTCCTCTTTAGTGAGTCGATTACGGGCTACTTTCAATCGTGGTGCCCTTGTCGCTGAAGCTGGGTTCACGCCGCCTTCGATTTCACCGGCATGCAAGGCTTCTTTGAACATGTCTATCCAGGTTGAACGAAGGCGTGCGGCCATGTGCATTTTGCCTTGGGCTTTGTACTCATCAATGATCTTGGCAAGCGACTTAGTATCGATGTCTTTAATGCCGGTTTGACCAAAGCGATCGTCAAGAACCTTTACGCAGTAACCGCGTTGCTTAACGGTATTCTCTGACACTTCACCCATTGATTTTCTTTCTTGTTGTAGCTTCATGTAGCGCTGGCACCAGCTTTTGGTGCTGATACCTTGCCTAGCCACTTTAGGGGCATTTTGGTCAAGGATATTCTGGTAGTGATCGATCAGTTGTTTTGCGATACGGTCGTTAAGCTCTTTCGCTACTTTTATCGCCTGTTTCTTATCAGTACCCAATCCGTGGAAGCGTCCTGTGCGCTGGTCTCTGTATTGGTAGTAGACTTTGCCAGTGCGCTTATCAAGCTTTTGATAAAGACTCGGTACATCGATGGCGTGCGTTCTCGGTCTAGCGGCCATAGTTCATGATCCTCTCTACCATTGGGTCTGAAAAAGGGCCTTCATTGGCGGCAGAAAGACCGATGAAACGGGCATCTTTTTGAACCATCCAGCGGCCGCCCACTTTGACAGGACAGGGTTTGATTTGGTGTGTTTTCACCCACCTCGACATTGTAGCTGGAGAGTATTGTTCTCCAGGAAAGGTGATAGCAGCCCAATCAGACAGACGGATAAATTGATATTCGTTCATTCGAGCCTCCGAAAATTCATTCCACTAGAGAGGTTGCGTGATGTCGCTGATGACCGGAAACCGCATGAGTTATTGCGATAAACGTTTAGAGCAGGTTGCGTCAATTTTGGCGAGCAGGACAACGCTGTCGCGCACTTCAAGCGGCTGGCTGTTCATTTTGTACTTGGCATTCAATAACGCGTTCTCATGATCTGAAACCAGCACCATGTTATCGAGAGACAGGTTTTGCCGGTTACCATCACGGAATCGGATATTGTGTCTTGGTGGTATCTCGCCGTGCGCCTGCTCATACACAATGCGATGTTTGAGCGCCCATTGGCGAGGCTCGGCGACTTTGATTTCGATATACCCCTCGACATTGATACGCTCAGAACCGACTGGCCGCCTGTTAACTGGCTCATTGCCCTTTTTAAAGGTACCGCTGTTCGCCTTCATGATGCCTTTTGTCCCTGTATTGAACGGGACATGGCCTTTATGGAACTGGCCCGTTCTTCCCGACTTTATGCCGTGGTTTCGGGTAAAACAGCGTATCTGACTTTCTGTCTTTTCGGCGTTGAAACGGGCGTTGAACTTCGCGGTCAGTTCGGGGATTGTCCACTTTGGGTAGCCGTCACGGATAAAGTCCGCCTGTTCGTTGGTATAACTTTGGTACTGACCTTTGCGTATCTGGCCTTTGTTACGATTACTTTTGATTTTGTGGTTTTTCAAGATCCCTTTAACCTGAACTTCTGTTTTTTCAAGGTCAAAGCGTTTGTTTAAAGCAAGGGTTAGCGCTTGCAGCGAGAGCTTGGGCCAGTTGGTGGTCAACCAGCCTTTCATTTCAGGTGTCACCATAAAACGGGCCATTATTTACCCCCAATCATCTCAGGTAGTGATGGACGGTTGATGCGTTCTCCCGCTGCGAGTTCAGCATCGAGGGCGAGACGAGCATTATCAACAATGTTTTTTGCTACGATTGAGACTGCACGGCTTCGATCTATTTCTTCTTTCAACTCTTCACCGGTTTTGTCCTCATCAGACAAGCGCTCCAACTGAGCGAAAAGATGGTTGTTTAGGTCAGTCAGCTTATTTTTCATGGCTGTTACCTCTTTAATCCATGGGTTTCCTCATCGAGGACGACTACGCCGCTTTGTCAGGGATGAGGGACATTGCTTCGCTGTAACCCTCCCAATTATCTACACCTTGTTGCTCAAGGGCCGTCAGGACACTGTTTCGTTCGAGAAGGTGTTTGTATTCTTGAAGAGATATTTCGATCATGTCATCAGGCGTTTCTATTGCTTGTTCTTGGCGTGCATTATCTTTGAGTTCTTCTTTCTGTTGCGCCAAAAGATCCAACTGTCTAATTGCCTCCGATTTCGCTGATATCGCTTCTTCAAGCCTTTCGCCATAAAATCCCTTATCAAGCATTAGTTGGCTTAAGGTTTCTTTAAGCTCAACTACCATTCCTGCCGGTTCTTCGAGTGCTTGCATAGGCATCAAGCGTATTTCGTTAATCTTGTTTGTGACTTCCTGTTCATGAAGGGCCTGTCTTTGGGTTTCTAATTCGACATATTTCACGATAGCGTCATTCACTTTTTTAACTGCGTTCTCCTTGGCCGTGAGCGCGTCGCCAGTGAATTCGGCAAAGTCATCCTGTCGTATGGTCATCAAATCCAAGGCTTCTGCTAGGTCGTTAAGTTCAGAGAGAGTTTCTTGACCAGTAGTTTCGCCGAGTAACTTGATGTTGTGTATGCGAGTTAGGAATCCTTCCTGACGCTTTCTCTCAAGCTCTTCTTGAATGGCTTGCCATTCTTCACGGGGTTTTAAGACTGCAGATCGGATTCCAGAAAACTGCTCTTCAACATGTTTCTTCGTTGCTTTTACAGCTTTTACTTGTGATTCAGCATCGACTAGAGCGCTATCAATAACTTTCACCACTGCGGTTTTGCTTTCACTAACTTTACGAGCAAGAGAGCCGATACGCTCGCGGCCTTTTCGTGTTTCTACATCTGGCACTTCGCTTAAAGCTTCATTGCGTACTGTTTCGATTACCTTTTCAACACTATGCTTGCTCTGAAAAGCTTCAAATGCTGTTTCAGGGGATAAAGCGAGTACTTGGTCGAGAGATGTGAGAGGGTTTTCCATTGTTTTATCCTTCTTTGGTGAGCAGTAGATCGCGTCTTTTTGTGTATTCAGATTTGAGATACTCAATTGAAGACGAAGGTGACACGTCTAACTTTTCAGCTGAACTCGCCAAAATTCCGCAGTGTTTTTTGAAGGCGTTATCCAGCGTGGTAATACTTGGCATACCGTGAATAACACGGGCGTAATCTTTGGCTTGAAGCTCAAGAGACACTTGATGTTTCTGTTTAGATAGGTCGCGCTTGCCATCCAACTCTTTCAATTTAATTTGGCGAAGTCGTTGAAGCTCCTGTCGTGCTTCAGTGTCTTGTGCTGATTTTATGGCTTTGATTGCTTGTGCAAGTGCAGACGCAAGCGCCTCTTTTGTTTCTGCAGCCCTGACTGCTTCGAAATATTTGCTGAAGTCTATTTGTGGGAGAGCCCAAGCTGGTAGGGGCGGAAACGCCCAATCAATATATTTATCGGGACCTCCTTTTGACTTAACGACGTGTATATTGCCGTAATGTTTGTCTCGCATATCGACACACTGGCGGCATTCGGCAAATACAGTATCCATTTGATATAGGTAACGACCGACACCCCATTGGACGGCACAGCGTTTCATTGCAGAAGAGCGACCACCTTTAATTGCTTCTATATTGGTGTTTTCGCTGGCGTCCCACTTTGTGATTTTGTTTTCGCCAAACCAGACAGATATCGCGGCTTCACAACCAATGATTTGATTTCCAGATAAAATATCTTTGAATTCAACTTCCCATCCAAACATACCAAACACTTCATCGAAACGTTCTTGAACAGCCCTTGCCGTTATGTAGGGAACTACCATTGCCCATGGTTTATCCCCTGAAAATCCAGCTCGTTGAATACGCCACTCGATATCGTCAGGGGAGAACATAGCTTGTAGCTTTTCCCTAAGCTCGGTCGGTGCGGATACTTTCGATATTGACATGGGATTATGCCGCTGAAAGCTCAGCATCGAACGCCGCTGTTATGCAAGACATGTTGAGTTCGAAGAACTCTTCAAATGCCTTGTCTATGAATGCAAGGTGCGTCTCCAGATTAAGGAATGTGTGGGTTTGAGAGTTTGATTTAAGAGAGCCTGTTAGGGAAACAAGATGGTCAGCGCAACGTCCGTCCATGAAGTCTGCAAAGTAATACGTCGTAAATTGACTGATCGTTAGACCTGCGAATTCGTCGTGAACGAGAAGAGTTTTTTTGCCTTCTTCGATGAAGGCGTTGAGGGCTTGTTCACGAGCGTCTTTTTTAGACAGGCGGCGTGATTCTCTAGCTTCTGCGTTGTTCAAGTAGTTATCAGAGCGTGTGTACATGATAATTTCCTTGCGGGTGATGCAGCTCAATGGGCGTTCTGCGTTGTTATTTGGTGTGTTCGAATGAGTGTAGGTTTTGTTACGCAATAAAGTCAAATAAATTGCGCAATAAAAATTACATTTAGTGGTGTGAGAATACCTGAACGTCATATATGTGACGTAAAAAAGCCCGTATAAACGGGCATTTATTCGAAGAGGGGTTAAATTGGCTTAACGTGAGCTACGACAGTGCCCAGTATTTTGCAGTTATTTTCGGCGTTTATGTATTTTAAATCTGCTGGGTAACTAGGGTTTAGAGCCGTAAGAAAATGCTTTCCATCAAGGAGTTGCAACTGCTTAAAAGTGACGTCATTAAAACTATCGAGTTGAGCAATAACGAACTTCCCATGCTCTTTTTTAACTAGATCGGGGTCGACGAAAATTAAGTCATTTTCTAAAAAGCGGGGCATCATAGAATCCCCATGAACATTGAGAACAAAAGTGCGTGGACCACAGTCAACAGGACAGGCGTAGTAGTCCAAATCCCCTTCAAGTTCAGCATTTTCAATACTGTACTCTTTAATATAATTCCAAGTTAAAACAGGGCACTTCGATGTTAGTACGGGCCTTTTGCCGAATTGAGAATTCGAGTCATCATCTGATTCCATTGAGCCTTTACCCAAAACCAACCACTCAGCGTTACATTGCAAAAGGTCCATCAGAACAAGAAGGACTTTATCTTTGACACTGTTCTGTATGCCTAGCTCCACATTAGATAAAGAAACCCTACTGAATTTCATCTCTGGAATTCGCTTAGCGACCTTCTGAGCAAGCATCTCTTGTGTAAAGCCAAGTTCCTGTCTTCTTTGTTTTATCCGATCACCGATAGTCATAATTTCTTCTTAGATGAAAGATTACTTACACATCATGGCACGGGTTTAATTAATATTTGTTGCGTAATAAAAATTGCATTTGTTGATTTTGAAACCTAATATCTCCGTTGGAGGTGCTCATGAACGACAAACTTTATGACATATTGCTTCGCTTCTTCGGCACTCAGACGAGTATCGCCAGAGCATTTCGAGTTTCTAGGCCTGCTGTTGCTGGCTGGAAACAACATGTGCCTGAGCGAATAGCTCTCCTATGTCACTTATCAAAATCAATTCCTTATAAATACAACCCTAATGACTATGAGACAGATGGGAAGGGACTAAGCCTATATCTCGAAATGCCTCAGATGTCGCCAGAACCAACCCAACCCGAGGTAGACCCCAATGACAAACCTGTACATTCAAAAGCGGCTTAACCGCTTGGAGCAAAACCGTTTGATCGGTAAGCCTGGCTTATCGATTGATGAGGTTCGCGATTCTCAGGTAAAGGTTCGCTTCACTGAAAACGAATCGGATCTTCTCTCTCTCGTCAGTAAACAACTCGGCCAACCTAAAGCTGTACTCTCCAATGTCTTGCTCATTGATGCGGTCATTGATCTTCTCGCAAACGATGAATCGCTTTGTGAAGAGGTCATGGCCGCGTGGTTTGAGCAATCTCGTCCATCGCTCGATTTCTTTCCTGAAATATCAGCGCGCTCTTTGCGACATAGCGATCTCATCGAAGGTGAATTTGTCCGTATCTCACCAACTTTGCCCTTATTGCTCGAGCACAAACCGGAGGCGTGATTGTGAATTCTCTGTGGGAGAAAGTTCTTCGGGGCGAGTGCTCCGCAGAAGAGTTACTTACGCACAGTGAATTTTGTGAATTGGTGATTGAGAAGGCTGCACAACGTCGCAGCCTTCGACAAGACCAAGTTCGCTGTTCTCTTGTATCGACATTGGAAGACCCTGACACCTTGGGGCCTGAAGAGATTCATTTGCAGAGTAGTGGGAGCTTCTCATATGGACAACTTTCATCGGGTATTCACTGAATTAGTCGGGCAGGGATCTAACCTTTCTGTTCCTAGTATTCTCGTTCGTTTTTTTAACGGGCAATACAACACCGCTGCCGTGATGAGTCAGTTGGTATTTTGGTCTGGAAAGACAAAACGCACGGATGGTTGGTTTTATAAATCTCAGAATGAAATTGCTGACGAGTTGTACCTTTCACGTGATCAAGTGAAGCGTGAAATTCGAAAGATTAAATCTGCGTTTTCGGGTGCTGTTAGTACCAAAATTGTGAAAGCGTCAGGTGCGCCAACAACCCATTTTTACATCGACTTTGATGCGCTGATTGACACGCTTTCCTTGGTTTGTGCGGAATCACCCAATGGTTTGGGCGATAACGCCCAATCGAATGGGCGGAATCGCCCAATCCATGGTTCGGGCGATAGCGCCCAATCTATAACAGATCCGATCCATATACATACAACAGATCCGATAGATCCTACACACAACGTCGACACGCCGTTGAGCGTCGATACTGAGCCCGCTATTTTTCAGCTTCAACTCAAAGGCGGGGCCTCAAGCCCTGTGACGCAATCAGACATCGACACACTCTCAAAAACCTATCCCAACATCGATGTGCGAGCTGAAATCGCGAAGGCCGCAGATTGGCTTGCTTCCAACCCGACGCGACGCAAAACACCTCGGGGCATTAAGCGTTTTATCACAGGGTGGCTATCTCGCTCGAGTGAGCGCATTGGTCGACCCATGTCGATGAGTCAACAGGCGCGCATTGAAGCGCAAAATGCCTCAGCGGTTCAGGAATGGCTGGATAGCCGAGAGCGTAACGTCTACGAGCACGCGGGGTAGATGCGATGGATATTCGTGATCAAAAAGACTTTGCAGCAAGGCTAGAGGCTGTCATGGGGCTATACAGCAAAACGTTATCGAAAGCGGTTCTCGATGAGTGGTGGCGAGCCCTCAAACACATGGACTTCGTTGCAGTTGATCAGGCCCTTGAACTGCACACGCAAAATCCCGATGCAGGGCAGTATCCACCCAAACCAGCTGACGTCATTCGTTTGATGGGCGGAACATCAAAAGATCGCGCAATCATGGCCTGGGCAAAAGTTGAAAAGGCCATTTCAAGTATCGGCGCCTGGAATGATGTGGTGTTTGATGATGCCCTCATTCATGCCTGTATCGATCAAATGGGCGGCTGGGCCAAGCTATGCCAGGTTAAACAAAAGGACCTGCCTTTTCGCGCCAATGTGTTTGAGAACGCATACCGCACCGCGCTATTCAATCCGCCTAAATCCTATCCAAAACGACTCTCTGGCATGGCGAACGTGCACAACTCAGCAAAAGGAATGGATCTGTCACCACCCATGACAATCGGCAATGTTGAAGCATGTCGTTTGGTCTATCAGGGCGGTTCGAGGCGTTCCAATATCAGCACGCTTGCGATGAAAGACACCCAACAATCGAAAGAGAAACGCCAAGTACCGGCGAATCACTGAGAGGTAATCACCATGAGCCATTACACACCGACCCAAGTGGAAATTAACGCGATGTATCAAGAATTGTCTCACAACGGATACGACAGTTATTTGCGTCACATGAAAGCACGTACCGCCCTTAAAACGGATGACATCGTTCGCATGATCGTAAAAGCCACAGGCCTGACCGCTATTCAGATTCGGAAATGGAAAAAGGACGGTATTGCCAACAAAGCATGTGCGAAGGCGCTGTGTGAATTGGCCGAGCGCCAAGGAGTTTACTTTGGGGTTCACATGCTGCTCCCGACGAAAGCTGTCTGTGAGCAATGGCTAGAGCATGACCGTCATAACTTCAGTGGTCGATAGAGTGAGGTGCGTATGAACGGCGAATACATGGGAATTGCAGTATGGGTATTCATTGTCATCACGGCTTACTTGTTGTGGTTAGGCTCTGACATGAGCAAAGACGATGAGCGCGATCATTGGGATGATTGACGATGCAACTGGCTCTCATCAAAACACAAGGCGGGGCGCTGGTCCCATTAACGGAAGCTGACAAGGCGCTGCTGGACAAAAAACGTATTGGCACCGTCTTGGAAGCGCATTTCAAAGTCACGAGAAACCCTAAGTTTCATCGTAAGTATTTTGCGTTGTTAAATCTGGGTTTTGACTATTGGAGCCCCAAAGGAGGTGCAGTTTCACCTCAAGAGCGAAACCTGCTTACTCGCTTTGCCATAGAGATCTCTAAATGGGGAGGCGAAAAGCAAACCCTACTTGAGCTCGCCAATGGCTTTCTTGATGTTGTCGCGAACAAACGTGCGTCATTGGACGTCGAGAAAAGTTTCGAAGCATATCGCAAGTGGGTAGCTATGGAAGCCGGCTTTTTTCGCATCGTCGTTTTTCCAAACGGAGCGGTAAAGAAAGAAGCCAAATCTATTTCTTTTGCGCAAATGGATGACAACGAGTTTTCGGAGCTGTACCAGGCGTCGTTCAACGTCATTTGGAACCACATCCTGCATAAGTATTTTGAGAGCGAAAAAGATGCAGAGAAAGCCGTTGATCACTTATTGGGGTTTGCATGATGAACTTGAAAACACCCGCTATTCGAAGCAAGAAACTTACACAAGCCGCGAGAGGCCAGGACTGCACTTTGCAGATTCAAGGTATCTGCTGCTTTAACTCAGAAACGGTCGTGTTTGCTCATTTCCCGAGTACGACACATGGGATGTCATACAAGTCTGATGACTTCTGGGGCGCAGATGCATGTGTGAACTGTCATGACGTGATTGATGGCCGCGTGAAGTATGAATTTGGACCAGGAGAGAAAGAAGACTACATGCTCAGAGCCCTTCATTTGACGTTGGCGAGACGAATTCGTTTAGGGCTAATTCAGGTTAAGGGGATCGCGTCATGAGCCGAGCCATTGAACTGCTGATCAGAATGCACAGTGAGAAAACACCGTCGATGCAACGTGGCCGAGCGACGTTAACCGGTGATGTTATCTTGGGTGTGCTCGGTAAGCTTCAACACGAACACCCTATTGGGAGTGATGCGATTATGTGGCGATGGTTAAACGACATGTACGCGTTTGAGCGGCTTCAAAAGAAGATGGAAGAATTGATACCTGCAGACGCCAAGCGAAAGGACCTGTGCAAACACATGGTCACCCTGGCACTGATGGTGTTCGCGGAAAAGCCGCTAGAGCCACAGCAACGAAAGCTCACGTCGCTTTGGAAGAACCACAGCGAGCAGGCAAGGCGCAGTAAGCGATTAATGCGTACCTGGCAGGTGCAAATCAATGTGATGGAAAAGCAGCTAGGTGGTGAGTCTGCATTTAAGACCGAGCAGCTGGTCGCGGCGATAGAGAAGCGCAAGCAATGGATTGTTGATGAGCGAGAGCGGCTAGAGGAGTACGCAAAAGCCCAGGCAAAAAAGAGCTGTCAGTGTCCAAAGTGCGGGGGAACGGGCGTGACGAGGGTAGTTGATACCTGTTCAGGCTGCGGTGGCAGTGGAGGAGTGACGCTTAAAGCGGATGGGGTGCGAAAGCATTTGAGGATGGCAGGGATTGAGATATCTGAAGTGGTTTGGCGAGATGAGTGTGAGAAGATTTTTGAAGGGATCGTGATGAGCTTGTTCCAAAGGAGTGATCACCTATTAGGGAGAATGAGGGAATGTCTATTGGAGGAGGCACTTTAGATCGAGTAGGGGGAGTAATGATTCGACGATTCAGGCAAAGGCTTTAATAGCTTGAGTCTTGCTAGCATCTCAAGCTATTAAAGTGTATTAATCAGGAGAAAACCTGTCAGGTTTTGTTTGAGCCAGTTCCATTAAAGTAAGCCTTTTCGCTGACCAACTGTTGCATTTTTGCCGTAAAACGTATCTATACCGATACTATCTTTGAATGAAGTAGGAATATCAATATTCTCGACGATGATGAATTGGCCTTGATCACGAATCTTATACAGGAAGTTTAAGAAATGATAACTGATTTTAGTTTGAGCTAGCTCCTTTTCATCAGTCGAAAGTTTGCCAAGTTTGCTATTCAGAGGGTCACGATACGTGACGAGTGGGGAGTCTAGAATAACGATACCAGGGTGATACAACCCTTTAGATCGACAGTGCATCAACAAGGCTACTTTGAATACAGAGTGCAAGATTGCTCTGACACCTTTACCATTTAGATGCCGAGGAACATCATCAATGATCACATCAAATGTCTTGAAATCAAAATCAACCTTATGTTCTCCTGGGAATTTTATTTCACTCAATATTTTACTATATATACTACAAAAATCAGAAATTGATTCATCTTCAGGATAGAAATCTTTAGATTTATATGGTTTAGGGACAGGGGTTAATTCTATCTCTTGAAGTCTCTTATTAAAGGCGTTGATCTTCTCATGCACACACAAATCTTGTTGAACAGAAGATTTTTCTTTTCTTAAGGTTGCCAGGCTACTATCTTCAGATATTAGGTCAGGAACTCTGCGTTCAGTTTCTACATCTAAATGCTCTAGCTTTTTTTTGAGTGTTTCATGCTGGGCTATTAAAATATTTAGCTGTTTCTCTAAATCGTGTGTAGTTAGCTCTAACTCCGACTTTTTTGACTTTATTTTTTCAATTTCAGCTAAAGAAGCTTGAGCTAAATTCTTTACATTGGTTAGTTGATTGCATACTGTCTTAGGTGTTTCACCGCAAAAGTCACACTGTCCACTATGTCCAACACTTAATAAAAAGGCAGCTTCTTCTTGTGAATTAAGTCGATCAATGTCACAAGAATATATACTATTAAGAGTTTTGAAGTTGGCTAAATTAACTTTAATTACATCAATTCGATTGCTGGTGTCCATTAGTTCGCAGGAGATAATTTTCTTCTCCGATACTACTTCTGATAGGGCTTCTTGAGAATATCCAATTTTTTCCAGTAGTCCGTCAATTGATATAGTAAGTTTCTTGTCTCGTTCATGTAAGCTATCACCATTTTCTTCTGGGAAAATTAAATCTAACTTAAACGAATCGATAACATAAGAAAGGGCTTCCTTTTGCCCTTTATTCTCACTAGTAAATTCTTTCTTTCTTACGATTAACTTTATCTCTGAGTCATCTACGCCTGTCAATAAAAACTTGAAGACATTTTTGTTTGTTGTATCTTCAGTCCTGTCACCAACAACGATAGGTGAGGCAGTGCTTATTATTTTCTCTTCACTAGATAAAATAATTCTAGAAAGCAAACGAATTGTTAGTGAGCTTTTTTCACCATGAAGATTTGAGAGTACTTTAGCACCACGAATACCTTTAAGATAAAAGTCACTAATGTTAGCTACATTATTCGTTGCTTGACCATGCTTGAAGTAGCCATAGAAGTCCGAATCTATCTTAGTATCGATATGCCCATTGTAAATTTCAAATTTAATTGATGGCCATTCTCTAAAAATAGTAAATTCTTCACCATTCAAAGTTACTTGCATAACTACTTGTTTGTAGTTTTTACTTTCTGGTAATACCGGCTTCAATTTCTCAGCGCCAAACATATAGTCGATTGCTTCAATAAGAAGTGATTTACCTGTATTTGATGCTCCATGTACAATATGGACAGGGTTGTCAAAAATTATTTTTGAACAATGACCATTGCCCAAAAAGGCTATTTTTTTTATTCTACAACCAATATTCATTAGATGACCTTTGAATTCAAACCCACTTCAAGTTGACTGAAACCTTCGTTCCTGATTTTATCAGCTAGCCAATGAGACACCTTTATAAGTTCTAATGAGTATTTTTCTTTCATTAATTTTAAATATGGCTCAGCACTCTCGGTTGACTTGTAAAACACCCCATTTGAGTTAAGTTCAATTTCAATTAACCTAAAAGATGTCATTAACTCTAGTCCTGAACGAACAATTTCTCTTCTAGCACTACGTTCACCTTGCCTATTTGGCGTCCTAGGGTGAAGACTATTTGGGCCATTAAAGTCAGAGGAATTAACCATTATGTAGTCAATTTTCATGATCTGTTCGAAATCAAGTCTATCAGGGTAATATTTATCTAAAAAGCTAACTACTCTAACGCCTGACTCTAATGAAGTGTTAAAGACTTTATTTTCCAATGTTTACACTCCATTTAATGACTTTTTCATTAACAAAATGATGACAGTATCCCTGCTTGACCCCTATTCCTCCGTGAATCGCTAGCTTCCCCGAAGGCTGGAGTTTTCCTGCATCCGAAAGTACACTACACATTCGTTGAAACGGATCATTATATCGAAGGCGAAGAGCTGGTTTAATCCCTTTTAGAATTTCACCCTCAAATTTTTCTAATATCTCTCCTACAGTATTGTCCCGATAGAAAATACGGAAAGCCTCAGCGCTGAAAAATCGCTCCCGTTGCTCAGTGAAGTCTTCATAGAACTCTTCATGTCCGATTAAGCAACTAGGATTATTATACGTGATTTGATCATATTCACTGTATACGTCTAGAACTTGGCTTACGTATGTGAGTTCATGATCTTTGATGTCATCAGGAACGTCGCCATCTGGTGCACTTAAAAGTTCCCCGCCAAACTCTTCAACTAATACAGCTCTAAATGTTGAATCAAATACAATTCTATCCACATCAACAATTTCAACACGAGAAAAATCATACTTAGATATAAACGACCTTAGCTCATCGGTGAGAAATACCTCTGTCCTGGCAGTTATTTTATTCTTGCAATAATGATCCCATTTATCAATAAGTGTGATTTTTAACTTGCTAGGATTTTCAATCAACCGTCTTAAGTTTTTATTTATACCTTTGGGAGCGACAAAGTAATAAGCTAAGGGGGCGGTAAAGTTACCTTCATATGCGTAGTAAAGGATTTTTCCTAATTCTGCCATTCCTTGATCGGTAGGCAGTGCTGTACTGTACTGTTTACATTGATAGTTGTCCCATTCACCTTCATGTTTCTCGACAGAATAGAAACCGACTACGTCTCGCCCCATGTCTCCAGATCCACCATGCCGATACGAAGAAACGTAGTTTTTCTGTGTTTGATGAACCGCCCATTTACGGACCAATTGCTCTAATTCTGTATCATCGAGAATTAGTATATGCCGTTCATAGTCAAAACTATTCACTGAAAAAACCTTCATTTTTTGTAACACCTGACTATCGCAGTCAGTGTGCCATCACTGTCTAAATTAGCTGGCGAAAATGTACCATAGAGTGCATAAGTTGAGGCATGATTTCGATCGCATGAGAGGGCAAGTGGGGAGATATTGTTCAATTAAATGAATTTGTTGTGGGGTGAGAGTATTGGCTGCGTTTGGCAGCCAGTATGCATTTTATCCAAAGAGTCAGGCTACGATATCTTCTGGTCCCAAACTGCTACCACACTTAATACATGATGGGCGCATTCTTGAGATTAGTTCGTTCTCGCCATGATAATTACCTTTTGACGCTAAATTTCTCAAACTTGTTTTTGACCACTCTTGGGAGAAAGGCTGGTCATTTTCACTTTCTACAATTTCGCCAACTTGCCCGCAAGAGCATCTCAGTTTTGTGTAAGTCCGCATTGTCATTCTTTCGGCCCTGTTAAATTATCCGCCTCGAACTTACCATTAAGTGCATAAGGGGAGGCATGATTTAGATCGCATGAGAGGACGAGTGGGGAGATATTGTTCAAAGAAGTCAGATGGTTGTGAGGTAAGAGAATTGGCTGCGTTTGGCAGCCAGAAAATGCTATTGCCTATTAACCGGAGAAAGGCTCATATGTGTTATGTAACCTCTACACGAGTCTTGTCATGGGGATGCTCGAACCATGAGCCATGCCATGCTTTCCTGTTGGAGTGTCGTCCACAATAAAGCCATATTTTTCAAAAAATGGAACAAGCGAAATATGTGCTGCTGTTAGACAAATTCTGTCCAAATTGTGCTCTTTACAATATGTAACACAACGGTCGACTAACACCCCAAATAAATTGAGTCCACGAAATACTTGAAATTCAGACTGCCTCTCTGATGGCTTCATAGGCTCAAGTGGGTTAGAGAACTCAATATCGGATATATGTAGAATATTTTGATGTAATACTGCAATTAACAGTTCACTAAAATCTTTGTAATCTACGCTGCTATCATCCGTATTAGTATGGATATATAAAATATCTTTAATTACATCAGCACCTACAAAATTACTAACTTCTTTATATAAGTAGGGGTTGCCAGTTTGGAAGTGAATTGCAAGTGACATTGGATCAACATCTAGATTAGTTTGTATATACTTATCCCAAATAGTTCCTCCCAATTCAAACATACAGTTCTCTTTTAATCCTACTATTTTTTCGATTTCGGATAATCCATATTCTACAAATGAAATTTGACTTACTGGTAGTCTTTCACAGAGTAATTCTTTAGGGTAAATATCTATCAGATTCATAGTCTTTTCTTCCATGTGACATTAAATGTATAACAATACTTAATTTTGGTTATTACATAGCGAATGACATGGATTTTCCCTCACGAGGATTAGCCCAAAGCTACCGCCCTTCGCCTATCGGCACGCAACACGCCGTCACTGTCTAAATTTTCTGGCGAAAATGTACTACAAGGTGCATGATGAGAGGAATGATTTTGATCAAGATTGAGGTGCGAATAGTGAGGTTTTTTCAACTAAATTAGGCGGTTGAAGGTTGAGAGGAGTTGGCTGCGCGGGGCAGCCAGAGAAAGGAGTGAATCCTAGTGCGAACAAGAGCAAAGATATCATCAACATGCTAAAGAAGTACTAGTTAAAGTGGAAACCCTTAAATATTTCAGAAAATTGAAACTCTGGCAATGCGTTGTAATTAATTGATGATAAGAACAGAACTACCCAAGCGCACAATAAAAAGATGCTAACTTTTATTGGAGCTCTTCCCACAGAAAAACCACCCAATATACATGCATTTGTTATTGATCGATTCTTACTACCGAGTAACCGCTCTCTAACTGTTCGATTCACGTCTTGGCTATTCACCGTGAACAATAAATGGGTGTCAATACCTTCTATTTTTTGTAGATTATCACACAACTGTTGTTCAAAATGGTTAACGCGGCTTTCCCACCACTCTTGCCAATATTTAGCTCCAGATGACATTTGTAGTTGATAAATTGAAATCATTATGCCAACCAGACAAATTATTATCTCAACAAACGGTTTGCTTGCTTCCGTTTGCATCACTGCAGCCAATAAAACACCTTGAAATAGCATAAAAAAGTTATTGCGTTGTATTAGTTGATTAATTTCAAAATTACGTGTTTCTATACTAATTTCGTACAATGATTTAAGTGTGTGTATATTTTTTGCTTCTGGTTGCATAGAGCCTCAATTAATTTTCTAACAAACTGGATTTCCCACGCTACGCTCTTTGCTTCTCTGCACGCAACACGCCATCGCTGTCTAAAACATTTGGAGAGAATGTACCACAAAGTGCATAGGATGAGGCATGATTTAGTTCGCAGTTGTGGTTCGATTGGTGAGGTTTTGTTCAATTAAATTAGATGGTTGCAGGGTGAGAGGGTTGGTTGCTCTGATGCCGCTAGATATTACTCCCAAAGATTTCCATCCAGAATGCAGCCCTAGCTTCTGGCAGGGTAATCAAGAGCCATAAGAAGCCGAAGAAAATACAGCTCAAACTGATCAAAATTAGTCTTGCCACTACTTTCCTACGGGCTTCGTTTTGCACATAGTACTTGGGAAAGAAAACGGAAATGCCTGAGAATTTGAGTAGAGTAGGAACGTTGCTCCCATACTGATGTAAACCAGACAGCCCAATCGCAGCTGCCAGGCCTGAAACAAAGCCGATAGCACATAGCCCAATAAAGACATTCGCGACAAAATCCATGCTCATCAGGTATATCACATCCTCGATAACGAAGGTTTAGCTAACTACATAGTACCCAGCTTAAGCGATCAGAAGACGAGGGCAAAGTTGGTGATTCAAACCGACAAAGTGAATTGCTCGAGTCTTCCCCTGTCAGAAAACCTAGATCTTGCTTATGAGACGAAAAACGCTAGAATAAATACTGTATATATAAACAGTATAAAATATGAACATTATCCCTATTTTCGCCAGTGCCGGTATCACTGGTTTTGAGTCTCCAGCCAGCGATTACCGCCAACTTCCTTTGAGCCTGGATGAGCTACTCGTCGAGCATCCAAGCGCGACATTCATTGGTAAAGCGTCGGGTGAGTCTATGCAAGGTGTGGGGATTTTCGACGGCGATATATTGGTTGTTGATCGTCACGTTACCGCCAGAGACGGCGATGTGATTGTGGCGAATTTAAACGGGGAGTTTATCTGTAAGCTGCTTGATGTCCCGCGTCGACTTCTGCTCTCGGCCAATGACAAGTATTCCTCTGTCGCTATCACCAAGCATGACACCTTCACGATAGAAGGGGTTGTGATCCGCTCAATCCGTTGTCACCGTCAGAGTCCGCTTCTGTGTTCGCGCTAGTCGATGCCAATTCTTGTCACCTCAGTACACGACACGGTGGGATTATGTGCCGGTGGTGAGGTGTTGAAGGAAGACGGCTCCGCTGTGTGTGACCTACTAAAAGAAGGCTCTCAGAAAACAGTCACTAAAACCATTGGTAAAAAGAGAACGATTGAAGCATAAAGACATATGGTCGCAGTCCTGAATATATATAGAGCAGTGTAATAAATGACATCTTTTTCTGACGCATTCTTTCTATCTATATAAACCTTCTTCATCACTTCAATAGGACTTTCTAAGAATGCGATGGTTCCGCTACCCAACGGAACATCCCACCTCAAGTGTTTAACGTAGTCTGTGAGACTTGAAGCAACGCAGATAAAAGTTCGAGAAAAGATACTCAGGATCATGCTTAAAGAGAGTAGTGACATAATCAATAGGAACAAAAACGTTAGTTGAACATTGCCATTACCCATCTCAGACATCGAACCGGTAACTAGAGAAAATATAAATACACCGATAAAAGCGAGGCCGCCTAAAACAGCGATTGAAGAGAAGAGAAAGTTATATATGATGGTGACGAATACGAGCATTCTCATTGGTAGAAACTATCTCCAGGGTCTTTTATTTTTTAACTCTATCATCGTCGGCCTTGAGGTAACATGTCTATTTCTGTCAGCGCTTTAATGTTCTTTTTCGTTGTGTCGGCTTATTATATCCAGTTTTAAAATGAGAAGCTGTGCTTTCCTATTCAGTATCCCTAAAGCTCTTACAAGTGTTGGAATGTATTTTCGTGTTGCTGATGAGAGACTAGAAATTAGAGCTATGATGTAAATGATAGCAATAAGTGGGATGAGAATTATAGATAGTGCAAAACTAAAAATCGCCTTTATTAAATCAAACATTCCTCCAAAAAAAATTTTAAAAGTTAGTTCTTTTTTATAAGTTATATTCCTTGTTATGACATCTGAAAGTAAGTTGGTGCCGATCGCTGCTGTCACAAAAGGGAATACGAAGAGAAATAGATTACTTTTTTGGATGTAATCGTCGTACACACTCTGTGATAGTCGCTTTTCATCCACCCAGCCTTTAGCCATTAAGTCAATGTTTTCAATATATATGATTGCAAAAACCGATAGCGCGATAAGTGACATGCCAGTTATGAAGACTGTGCATGCATAAGAGTCTTCACCGGAAATGATTGATGAAATTAATAGGGCGGACAGTAGAAACATACCACCAGTTATAAGTTGTGCTTCATATGAGAATATTATGTCTAATTGCATGTTTTTAAATGGCTCTATACTATTTATTTGGAGTGATTCAATGGTGCTGATTAAATAACCCTATACATCTAAGCGTTATCTAAAAAATCAACGTACTTGTTTATTGATATGAAATGGAGCTATGAGTTTTCATGTATTGATACCTGTTTCGTCTGCCCACACGAAAAATCACCATCTTGCCGGTAGTTAGAGCAACCCCAAAACTGACCATACTTACCTTCTTTTAACAACATTCTCCCATCGCATGCCGGGCACATAGGCCATTCAGCGTTACATGAGTTGCAACTACATTCATGTTTACGTTCTTTTGTATTTGGTACAACAGCATGTCCACATTCAGTGCAATCGATCGCAATATGTTTGCAAATAGGGTAGTTACTACAACCATGAAATGTGTGGCCATCGGAAGATTCCCTTTTGACTAACGTTCCATCTGTACAAGTAGGGCATTGTTCGACAACTATATCCTGGAGCTTGTTGAGCGAGTCAAATTCGGCGAGTTCTATAGGGTATTCATCACCTTGAATCAGTTCATGAATAAAATCACTTGCTTTCGCCATATCACAGGCGAGATATGCTCTGTGTTTTGCCCGTGTAATAGCCACATAGAAAAGTCGGCGTTCCTCGGCGAACTGAAAAGCCTCTTCTTTCGGCAAGAAAACATTGAGAAGAGGATGAATTATCTTTCTAGCGGGAAAACCATTTTTTCCTGACTCTAGGCCAAGAGAAATAATGTAGTCCGCTTCTTTGCCCTTTGACGAATGATAACTAAGGCTCTTAATCATCAAGTTTTTGTATTGCTTGTTTATCTCTTTAACATCTTGATTCTTTGGTAGAGAAAACCAGTACCTGCCAAGTAAGAACACTGTAGTCTTTGGTTCGCTCCTTTCATCTAAGTCCTTGAGTATTAAATGCATAACATCGTTTTCTGAAACGTCGTGTTCTTGGCAAAATTGGACTATCGATACTGCGGGTTTATCTACTTTTGTGTGCGATTCAATTTGTTTGACGATTTGAGAGTCGTTCTTCAAGACAAAATTGGATGCGAGTTCACCAATCTTACTGTTAAAGCGAAATGTCTTATCCAGCGCGGTAATTGATGTTGGCCCGAAGTATTCCTCAAAGTTTGTTGTGAGGGAGATGTCTGCGCCAGAGAAACGATAAATTGCTTGCCAGTCATCGCCCACACAAAAAACTGAGCTATTGGGTGTATTATCACGAATCGACCTGACCAGCCTTGCTCTAGACTCTGAAATATCTTGGAACTCATCTACTAAAATGAATTTCCACTTGGGTTCAAAGTGTTTTTCGTCTAGATATCGGCATGCTTTAGAGATCATGTCAGAATAGTCGATTTCGTTTCGTTCACTAAGAAAGGATTCGTAGGTGCTTAGCAAAGGTTTGAATAGACGAACTGCGACTTCGGCTTGTTTTGGGTCAAGAGACTCAGCAATGGCTTGTCTCTCCTGTTCCTGGGTAAAATTGGCTGATTTGTATAGATTGATGAGGCTGGAAAAGAGGCGAGCAAGATCGGTCACTCGATCAAATTGGTTCAAGGTGTTTATTACTACCTCATCTGATAGCGGATTAACCTTAACAGATACCTCGTCCAATAAGGTCTTAAGGCGCTCAGTCAGCTTTCCATCTCTGTGTTCGTAGTAAAAAAGCTCAAAGCAGGTCGTTCCATGGCTTTCATGTGTTTCACGTTTCCACTGTATCCCCGACACATATCGCTCGCGGTCTATGTATGGTGCGGTGTTATACTCCTCATCAACGCCATAATATTCGATATAGATTCCAAAGTCTGACAAGTAGAAGTCTGGTTGATATTGTCTATATTCTGCGGTTCTTACATCGTATTCGTAGCGTTTTTCATATTCATACTGAATACCATTCAAAAACAGCCAGTTGGCAATTACCAATTCACCATGACTCTTTACAGGCTCACCTTTCATCGTTTTGATGTCGTTGTCTTTCAGATATCGGTAATAGTCTCCAAGCGTTTTAAATTCAAATGGAGAGATATCTGCGTACATGAATTGACTGAAATACTTAAACAGTAATGTTCTGTATCTTTCGTTCTTCATGAATGCATTGAGTGTCTCGTTAACCCATTTTTCTTGGAGCTTGGGTTCGGTTGCCCATCGAGTTAGGTTCGGCGGTACACCTTCTACTGTCGTGATGATTTTCAGGCCTAGGCTATGGAATGTGCTCGCTGAAATTGAATCTTTCGATAGCCTTATTAGTATGCGCTCATCCATTTCCTTTGCAGCTTCTTTGCCATAAGCCAGCATCAGTATTTCTGTGGGGTCAGCCATCATCTCATTCAGTAAGTAGCCAGCTCGGCCAACCATGACACTTGTTTTTCCTGTGCCGGCACCTGCAATCAATAGATTGTTGTCATTATCCACAACGCAAGCTTCTCGTTGCTTATCTGTTAGCGGGTTAGACTCTACGGTGTCAAAAAACTGTGCGTGTTTCTTTAATTGTTTTTCAACGAACTGTCTTCTGATTTCCCCTATTTTTCCTTGGTCACCGTTTTTTATTGCTTTGAGGAAATTTGAGGCACGATTCAGTGCTTTGTCTTCAGGCTTTACTCTTTGTAATTCTCTTAGAATCTCTAATGTTGAATGCGAGACCTTGGATTGGTAGTAGGGAATGCTGGATGAGCGAAGAAAGGACTGCGAGGTTTCGATTGAAAGGTCCTTTGCAAGCTTGTAAATCGAGTCAGAGTGGCTATTAAACCAATGATTGGCAAACAACGAGTTACCTTGGGGAGCAAAGTAAGAAAGGTGCTTGAATGTTTTTACCAGACCGTTTTGGTAAAGAGTAACGAACGAACCTGTAATGGTTCTTTTCAATGTTGGAGGAGCGTCTAATTCAGACCAACGCACCTCTAATGAGCTCGAATCATCATTGTTATTTAGGATTGTAAGACCACAAGATGTAACTTCGATGGATAGGCTTTCGTTTGCCAGTAGTCGAAAGACCCAGTTACTTTTGATCAAAGTCATGTGGCATTCCACGTTACTAAAACCAATTAGTGTAAGTTATCAATAGTTATTGGTGTAAGGTAAACGAGCTTTCCGTGCTTAAAAATGCGGACAAATCCTCATTGTGTGGGTTAAAGAGCATCCAATAACTGGTTATTCATAAACCTATATCCCGGGGGAAAGTTAGCCATCTGAACAATTATTCTTCGAACGATCTATTTCTCGTTTGTATTTGTATAAAAGCTCTTGTTATATCTCGTTTTTCTGCGACACTCCTTGCGTTTTTTACCATAGCGTGGAGCCAACAAAATATGAAAAAAATTATTCTCGTCGCAATACTGGCAACCTTGGCAACAGGATGCTCCCAGCGAGTGATCGATTACACCGTGGGTTCGACAAAAAATGTAAATTTGAACGGTGGCGAGTTTATTGAAGGTGAGCGCGTCGAAGGGGATGACACTAAGCCTATCATTCTGTTCCCGCTTGGCATTCCAAGCATCAAAGAAGCCACCGACAATGCAATAGAAACAGATAAGTGTGCTGTGGGACTGAACAACATTGTTGCAGATTTTGAATTTTTCTCTTTCTTGGTCGGCTTTCAAAAGTACAAAGTTGAGGGAAACCTCTTAATCGATCGTTCACAGCCTGGATGTGAAGACTGGACAAAATAATGGTAGGTGCTTTGTCTTTTAGCGTTTGCTAACTCTCGATTAGTCACAATAGTGAGCTATTAAACCGCTAGAGCCTCACCAAAAACCGGGTTATTTTCTCCCAATAATGCATAACCTCGACCTTTCAAAGGGCCGAGGTTTTTTGTGCCCAAGCTAACCTGCCACTGCTCTGTTTTTTTGTACCTGAATTTTGGGAAGAGGGAAATGGCTTGAAGGTGATGCCTTGGAGCAATGTGGTCACGCTTCCACTAAGCAAAACCATTCCCTTCATCGGTGGTATCAGTTCGGAAGGGAAAGCGCTGGTTAGGTATTGAAGATGCAAAGAAGGTTTTAGGTCTGGGCTTTCCCAAAAAGATAGATTTCTCTTGAGCAACTTTTTGCTTCTGGGTAAATAATTGCCTAAGTTCGAGCGGTTAATTGCCTGTTTTTTCATGTGTAAATCTTAACGTATTGATTTTTTTTGAATGAATGTGTGGATTGATTCTTGCAAATACTCTTGAATAAAAAATCTAAGTGTTGGCAAGGGAATGGAAAAAATAGTTAGGCTAGATGGCCTATCACAAAGTGACGCCATTCGAATTGAAGGGAACACTTCCCGCTTTAGTGAATCTGAACTTGAAAGTATGTTGCCTTCCGGTGTGAGCAGCGTGAACGTTAAGTCGTCTTTAGCTCGTGGTGAATTGGTTGTTGTTTCAGATAAACCTGCCGTCCCATTGTTTAAGTACTCCGATGGCAAGTTAGTCGCCAATGCAAGCAATCAAATCACAGTAACTGACCAGGCATTCAATGATGCCAAACAGCGGTTCTTGATGAGCAAGCCACGAATGAGTGCATCGCGTTCAGCTAGTAATGATCCTTCTTCTTCCTTTTCAGAGCCCAGTTATGTTCCTGAGCCAGTAATTGCAGAACCGCCGCTCACACCTACACCACCGCCTGTGATATCAGAGAATTTTTCTAGTGCGCCTCAGGCAGACAAAGTATTTTCTAAGTCATGCACCAGACCCTTTGGGGATACCAATGCATGTGATAAGAAGATACTTGCCGCAAACTTTGGTTGGTTTGCGGTGTTTGGTGCTGTTGGAGCGACAACAGCCAGTGGTGGGCAAGTATTAGTCCCTATCTCGGGCAACACTTCTCGAATGCCACTCAATTGGTCTGCGGCTGGAAAGCTGCTTTCCCAGGTAGCATCACGTGCAAATTTTATCGTAATGGCGTTCTGGCCATCGCAGTTAGGGGATGGCACCATTTATGGAAATGAAGAACTTTACCAGTTAGCCGAAGCGGTTACGCGTGTTCGGTTTAGGATTTATGAGGACGACAATGGGAACCCACAAATTGTCGGTATCCATACTGGTGAATATGATCCCTATGGCGATACAGTTAGGATAATCAAAGCGAAGTCTGATGGAGGTCAGAACTTTGTTGCTGACGTCGGCGAAGGGTTAACGATTACGTGGTTTCCTGAAGACGATGAAAGCGCCAAGTTACAGCTGCCAGGCTATCCGGACGAGAGCGACTTCGATATAAGTAACATTTGGGTAAATCCAATTGATGATGATGGACAGGAAGTAACGTCATACATTAATCCTATCCCTGATACCGATATCGTTGATTCAATTTTTGTGTTTCCAGCTGACAGTGGAATTCCTCCTCTCTATGCTGTTTTTAGTAAACCGGTTAAAGCCAAAGTGAAGCCACTTGAAGTAGGCACTTATGGTGATTTGGCACCGAGAAGCAAGAAGGATGGGTTGGACATTGATCATATTCCTTCTCTAGCAGCATTAAAGCGAGCGCTGATGGATGAGCTTGGGGTTACATTCTTGACTGAAGATCAAATTAACATGTTAAAAAATTCTGCAGCAGGAATTGCTATACCAGCCAAAATACATCAAAAATGTAGTGAAACTTACGGTGGACGTAACCAACCTGGAAAACAGATAAAAGATTCTAATAGCATTGAGGATGCCATTGATAGTAACTTCGATGCAATTGAGCGGTGCTTGAAAGACAATGGATACGAACAAGAACAGTTGGATGCAGCGCGGAAAAGACTGCATGAAATTAACAAAGAAAACGGATGGTATTGATGAGTACGGAATATGGAAAGATGATAGGTCAAACATACAACCAACTCATGACGCAGGCTCATTTTGCTTCCTTAAGTGGTGGGAACGTACCACGTGATGTCGATCCTGCTTTCGATACGTTTTTCGTGACGTCTAAATCCAACAATGTTTCGTTTGTCTTTGATCGACCAACAAACATGCTCATTGGTATTGAAGTTAAACCCAATCAGGTTGGCGAATTATCCCTGGGAATAACGGTAAACATGAAATCGAATGAAGTGACGGATTTACTGGGTCAACCAATAGCAACTATGCCAGCAAAAAAGGTACCAGTGCTAGGGCTGGTTGGTGCTTGGGAAAGATTCAACGTCAGTGGAGACACTGTCCTAGTGGTGTATGAACCTGAATCCGAGAAAGTTAGTCAGCTCCGCTATGAGCAACCTTCTTGCGGCTAGTGTTCTGACTCAAAGCGAAGTCTGATGGCGGTGTTGAGAACCAAACCGCTTGAGCCTCGCCAAAAACCGCGTTATTTTCTCCCAATAATGCATAACCTCGACCTTTAAAAGGGCCGAGGTTTTTTATTGCCCAATCCAACCCGCCACTGAGCGGGTTTTTTTTGTACCTGAATTTTGAGGAGAGAGCCATGGCTTATCGACTCGGTAAACGTTCATCCAAACGGTTAGCGCCAGTTCACTCGGACATGGTGCGTGTGGTTAGACGAGCAATCCAGATTACCCCCGTTGATTTTGCTGTCCTTGAGGGATTGAGAACGCTAGAACGTCATCTGGTACTCATGCAGCAAGGCGGGTCTCGTACCAAGAAAAGCCGTCATCTTACAGGGCACGCTGTTGACCTGGGCGCATGGGTCGGCGGTGAAGTCCGTTGGGACTTTGGCCTTTACGTAAAGATTGCATACGCCATGCGCCAAGCGGCGATTGAGTTAGATGTGTCTGTGGTATGGGGCGCCTGTTGGACGGTTATCAATGATGAAGATGACTTGGAAACTGCCATCGCGCGCTATGTTGCACGCAAGAAGCAGCAAGGCAAAACGCCGCTCATTGATGGCCCTCATTTCCACCTTTGCCGTAAGCGTTACCCCGTTGAGCAACAAGAGGCCGCGTAATGAGTGTTTGGAAAATTCTCTCGGGTCTCGTCGAGCCTGTCACTGAGTTGATTGATGATCTCCATACGAGTGATGAAGAGCGCCTGCAGGTCAAAGCACGTCTGTTTGACATGCAAACAGCGATGGCCTCAAAGGTATTGGATTATGAAGCACGTTTGATTGAGGCTAAAACCCAAGTTATTACCGCTGAAGCGAAAGGGGCAAGTTGGCTGCAACGTAATTGGCGTCCCATCACCATGCTCACATTCTTAGTGCTTGTTGTTGCTGACACGTTTGGACTGACTGAATTTCGCTTAGCGACTGAGGCATGGGCCTTACTTCAAATTGGCTTGGGCGGTTATGTGGTTGGGAGAAGTGCGGAGAAGATTGTTCCGAAAGTCACCGAAGTGATGAGAAAGGATTGAAGATGAATGAATCCGCTTCGGCCATTTCGTATAGCGCATCAGCGGTAACAACCATGGCAGGGTTAACGTTCAATGAATGGGTCGCCTTGGGCGGCTTTCTTATTGGTGTTGCCACCTTTGCAGTGAACTGGTGGTACAAACACGTACAGACCAAAATCATGCAGGACAAACAAGACCAGGACTAAGGGTCAGGGTCTAAGAGGTGCAAGCATGAGTGAGTCCGCTATTAAGTCAGGCCGCATCGTTAGCGTTATCCGTTGGAATGGTGTCAGTGCACGCGTTGTACTCAAAGACGGTTCACGGATAACTGCAAAAGCCAGCCATCGGCCAATGATGGGTGATTGGATTGTCGACGGTGAACTGAGCAGAGAACAAGTCAGTCAGTAATGTCTCGCGATTGGAAGAAGCTACAAGCGCAGTTCCAACATGACCATGAGAAATACGGGACAGGCGCAAAGGAATGGTGTGAAGCAAAAGGGCTGAATTACGCCAGTGCGCGCAGACACATTAAAGTGCGCACTATTGCGCAGTTCACAACTGCGCAAAAAGAAACCGCGAAAGTGCGCAGTGCGCAAAGGCGGCAAGCCAAGAAAGAACAGCAAAGTGAGCAAGTCATCATCATTGATGAAAGCCAGCGTGAAGAGGTAAAGAAAGGACATGAAGTAAGCGGCGAGCCTTTTCGAAAAGGGTGCTTCTACGCACGCTACTTTCCTGCAGATAAACAGGTCATGTTTGATACCGCATTTACGGCCACGTTGGAGGATGAATTATTGCTGACACGGGCAAGGTTGCAAAGTGGCATTGAGTACTTGGGTAAGATCCATGAAGACATTGCTCATGCTTCCTCGTTGAAAGAACGCGTTGCGCTGTATGAAGCATTTACCCGATTGAATGGTCAGCTTGATACGTTGACGGGCCGCGTTGAATCGTTGACCAGGACAATGAGTACACTCGGCATTGATGTCGTGAAGCGCGAGAAGATCATTGCGGAGACGCAAAAGCTATTCAGTGATGGAAGCACAGATGACACGCCATTGGGCCAAATCCTCGAAGAGCTTAGAAACATGGGCTCAGATGGTTTGATGAACTCTTGATGCCAGAGCAAGTGCTGACCGAAGAGATTAAACGTAATCTCTCAGACAAATGGTGGCGTTTAGACAATCTCTACAAGATAGAGAATGAACAAGGCAAGCTGGTTACGTTTCGGTTAAGGCCAGCACAGCGATTGCTGTTCGAGCTGATGCATTGGCTCAACATCATTCTTAAAGCCAGACAGATTGGTTTCTCAACCGCCATTGATATCTACCTCTTGGATGAGGCGCTTTTCAATAACAACCTGAAGTGCGGCATCATCGCCCAGGACCAGAACGCGGCAGGCGAGATATTTCGGACCAAGATAGAAATCCCGTTCGACAATCTGCCTGCTTGGTTAAAGGCACGCTTCATCATCAAGTCACGCACATCGGGCAAAACCGGTGGCAGTATCTTGTTTGGGCATGGATCAAGTATTCAGGTGGCAACCTCGTTTCGTTCGGGAACGGTGCATCGATTGCACGTCTCTGAGCACGGCAAGATTTGTGCGCAATACCCCCAGAAAGCCAAGGAAGTGCGCACCGGTACTTTGAATGCCATTCACCCAGGTTGTGTGGCCTTCATTGAATCAACGGCTGAAGGTGTTGGCGGGGACTTTCATTCTATGGCGTCAAAGTCCATGGAGCATGCGCGGGTAGGGTCAGAGCTGACTCAACTTGATTGGAAGTTTCACTTCTTCGCATGGTGGCAAGATCCAAAGTACCGCGCCAAGGTACCCAAGCATGGTCTTGTGATGAGCAAGGCACAACATGAATACTTTGTGGCGGTGGAAGAGTCGATGGATTGCACCATCGACGACGAACAGCGCCAATGGTACGTGCTCAAAGAAGCCGAGCAGGGCGAAGAGATGAAACAAGAGTTTCCCTCAACGCCCATTGAAGCGTTCTTAACGTCAGGCCGACGTGTGTTCGATGCCAATCATGTCATGAAGGCAGAAGGGCAATGTACCAAACCCCTCATTGTGTATGACGTTGAGCCTGTAACCGGCGAGAAGACCAAAGCGGCCAAACCCGAAACACTGGATGAGCAAGGCCAACGCAGCTTGATGAACATGCTGTTGGTGTGGGAGCTGCCAGACCTTGATGAAGACTATGCAATAGGCGTCGACATCGCGGAAGGTCTCGAGCACGGTGACCGCTCAAGCTTCGATGTGGTGAAGAAAAGCACCGGCGAACAAGTGGCGCATTGGTTCGGCTTTCTGGACGTGGAAATGTTTGCCCATTTAGTGGCTCACATTGGCAAATGGTACAACAAAGCGTTCGTGGGACCTGAGCGAAACAACCATGGTCATGCGTTTATCCTGGCATTCAAAGACCTTTACCCCACACAGCGCATTTACTGTGAACAATACATCGACCGTGATGACGAAGATGAAACGGTCAAACTTGGCTGGCTCACCACCAAACACTCCAAACCCATTCTCTCTGAAGGCATGAAGACGTTATTCCGACCTGGGCTATCTGGCATTAACTGGGTCGGTACTGTGTTGGAGTTCCATACGTTCGTGTACGACAAGAAAGGATCGATGGGCGCGCAAGAAGGGTGCTTCGATGACCAGGTGATGAGTTACATGATCGCGCAAGAGATGCGAGCACGCATGCCAGCGCGTGTCGTGAAAGATAAGAAAGCCCAGCAAACACGCGTTAAACATTGGATGGCGAGGTAGATGACGGCAGCACTGACAGACAAAGGCATAGAGACAGCGCAACTGACGTCCATCATGTCCGACATAGATGCGCAGCCGCCATGGCGAAGCAATGCCAACCGAGCCTGTGCTTACTACGACGGTGATCAACTCTCACCCGATTTGATATCGGCTCTTCGTGACCGCGGCCAACCTGAAACCATGCATAACCTTATCGCCCCTGCTGTTGATGGGGTGCTTGGGATGGAAGCCAAGACACGCACCGATTTGATGGTGGTGGCAGACGATCCTGATGAAGAAATGGAAATGCTGGCTGAGGCCATCAACGCAGAATTTGCGGATGCGGTAAGGCTAGGGCGTTTAGACAGAGCGCGCTCTGAAGCCTATGCCGGTCAAACCAAATGCGGGATTGGCTTTGTGGAAGCCTACCGAAACCCCGATCCGTTTGGTCCCAAGTACAAAATCAAAAACGTCCCACGTGATGAGGTCTACTGGGATTGGTTTTCTGTGGAGCCTGATTGGTCTGATTGCAATTGGGTGATGCGTCATCGCTGGGAAGAGATTGACACGCTCAAAGCGCAGATGCCACACAAGGCAAAGGTGCTCGATTACGCGGTGAAGGAATGGGAAGGCTTCACCGATGTGTCGCTCATTGAAGGTAACGACGCGAATCTGGTCAGTGCCTGGGAAGAATACCAAGGCTGGAGCCGTTCGCACTCTGAATACCTCAGTACCAACCGTAAGCGTATCCGCCTGCAGATCATCTATCGCCGGTTCGTTGAGAGAAAGACGGTGATCCGCTTAAGTGATGGTCGCGTGATTGAATACAACCCCAATCACTTGATGCATGCCACTGCCGTGGCCATGCAGAAGGCGACACTGTCCGTCGGTCAGGTGAGCAAGATTGTGGAGACCTGGTTTGCTGGTCCTCATAAGTTGGGTTCACGTCGATGCCAAGCGCCGAACGGCATGTTCCCAATTGTGCCTTTCTTTGGTTACCGCAAAGACAAAAGCGGTGAGCCCTATGGCCTCATTTCTCGTGCGATACCGGCGCAAGATGAAGTGAACTTTCGTCGTATCAAGCTGACTTGGTTGCTTCAAGCGAAACGTGTCATTGCGGATGAAGATGCGACCAACATGAGCCGTGACCGCTTATTGGAAGAGGTCGAACGGCCTGATGGCTATATCGAGCTTAACCCAGAGCGCAAGAACAAAAAGACCATCGCCGATACGATCCAGGTTCAGCAAGATTTCAATGTGGCGTCCCAACAGTTTCAGGTTATGCAAGATTCGATGAAGCTCATTCAGGACACGATGGGGATTTACTCTGCGTTCCTCGGGCAAGAAGGGGCGGCGGATTCAGGGGTGGCGATTGCCAACCTGGTAGAGCAAGGCGCGACGACACTTGCTGAGCTCAATGACAATTACCGTTTATCCAGCCAAATGCTCGGTGAACTCATCTTGGGTTACATCATTGAAGATCTCGGCGGTCAGCGAAACAAACCGGTGGTGATTAATCGCGATAACAAGCTCAAGCGCAAAACCGTGGTCCTCAACGAAGAAACCGAAGAAGGGCTTAACAACGACATTACGCGCTTACGGGCACACATTTCACTCGCACCGATTCAACAAACCACGGCGTACAAAGCGCAGCTGGCCGATCGCATGATGATGCTGACTACCAACTTACCGCCAGAAGCACAGATGGCCGTGTTCGATTTGGTGTGTGAGCTTTCCGATATTCCGAACAAACAAGAGTTTCTTGAGCGCATCCGCGGCGCACTTAATGTGCCGAAAGATCCTGAAGACATGACGCCTGAAGAGCAAGAGGCGTATCAGGCTGAGCAAGAGAAAGCCCAGGAACAAGAAGCGCTCATGATGCGCGAGATGGCCGCGAAAGTCGAAGAGCTGGAAGCGAAGGTGGCGAATCTGAAATCAGATACCGCATCTACGCAATACGATAACGCCAAGAAGCAAGCTGAAACAGGCAAGACACTGGCTGAAATGCAAATGCTCACCGAAGAAATGAAGCAGATACGCACGCAATACGATGCGTTTTTGTCCCAGCAAATTGATGCGTTGCAGCTGTAACCCAGACAAGCGAGGTAATGAGCTTGAGAAAACGACACGACGAATCACTGCAAGAGTACCGCGTATCCGTGAAGCTCTCTGAGCTTAGTGCTGGTAAGTCGATTGGCTGTGCACACGGCAACTTTGGCCGCATCTTTGTTATCCCTTTGCTGGGTGGCGTGCCAACAACAGACGCGACAGGCGGGATCATCTGTTCTGTGTTGCTAGAAGGCGTAGAAGAATCCATTCCAGAAGGGAACGTCATGTTGAACAAGACGAACCCGCCAACCTACGAAAAACCGAATTGGATAGGGCTGGCAGATGAAGTGGTGGTGCGTGCGAACCCAACAAGCACACCTGCAGGCGTCGATGCCATCAAGCTCGTGATCGAAAGGTGGTGATATGAGAAAAGGTTTAATCATCAATGTAAGTGGTCCTGATGAATCACAGGATGTGTCTGAGCTGACGCAAAAAGTTGAACAAGTTGACGCGGAAGTGGGCGGATTAGCGGGGGCGCTTGCTTACCAGGACTACTTTTTTCAATCGGGCTATCGTGACGAAGACGGCTCATACAAGGTGATCCCTCAAGAAAAGCGCTTACCGAAACTTCGAAGCATTGGTGCGACATTCTTGGACGCGAAGGCGTTCGGTTCGAGCAATCCCGAAGAGCTGCAGGAAATCGCTCGAGCGAATCAGCACGCTATCGAAGTGGCGCTGGGTACGCGTCACCCTGATGGTGCCAAGGTGGAAGATGCCGCACTGCCGCATACCTTCAATGTTGAACTGCCCATTGGCTACTTTCCTATTATCGGTGACTTGGATTTACCGCCTTGCGTGGGACGTTTCTATGGATTGGGCAGCATGCTCCGCCGAAAGGGTTTGTATGTGGGGAGCACGCAGGCACTGAGAAGTATCTCCGAGTTTGGTACCTGCCTGTTCATCGTGGGTGAAAATTCAGAGAGTGGAATTAGAACGCAGTGCTGCAGTTCTCGTGTGGGGTATTTCACCATCCATGGTGGATTGAAACCAGAAGGTTCAGGCGGCCATGGCGTAATAGAAGGGTATACACCACCAATAGAAGCAGCAGCGTTATTAACGAGCAAGAGTGATCAAGCGGCTGCGCTACCAAATCCGTTCACACAGAATAGATTTGCTGAGCCTGTCGTGCATCAAGGGGTGACGTCTTTTGCCACTGCGGAGAATGGTGACACACACATCACGGTACCTGCAGGTTCGTACAGTGACCAATATCCGATTGTTAGCGACGATTCGATTGATATTCCATTGGTGCGATACGTGAGAGCGTATGACAGTGAGAGCAATGAACTGGCGCGTTACGCCATGGCGGGTTCCAAGTTAGGTGGCGGAAACCGCTTCTCATTTGAGGATGGCGATTGCACGGCAAGGCCAAAACGCAATGAAGATGGTGATGTGCTTGCATCGGAATCACGTGTTTATCACCAGCCGTTTGATCCTTTGAGTGATCTACACACCATCGTGGTTGTCCCTGGCGGACTGCCTGCACAAACTGCGACCGTTGATGTCTCTTTCTACCACCTTGAATACCACGAAACCTACAAGATGCTGATGTTCCCTTTCTTACACGGGAAGTTTTCCGTGGCGGCCAGGCAACATGCTAATCACTTTGAAAGCATCACGGTCGAGGCGATGCCTTGGAATGGCTGGATGCTTGTCGATGGCTTTTGTAATCGTCATGTTGGTATTGTCTCGCGTTACAACAAACTAGATGGATTCCATGCGCCTGCTGGCTATGAAGATTACATGCACAACACGTTTGAAGCGTGTTTGGCTGTTAATAATTCTGGCTGGGGCGTCTATATTAGAGAGCCGTTCAAAACTGCCGTTAATCATGGCAACGCTTGGCCAAATGATTCTGGTGACTTCATTGCGCACATAAAGCGCACGTACACAGCATCTCTGAACGACCTCGGCAATTTCGACACCTATGGAAACAGGGGCGGGGCGTTTTACTTCGGTGCAGACAGTAACAAGTTAGTTACTGGTAGTGCGGAGCATCATTATGACTCCAATAACATTGATATTTTTGGAACGCGCACAGACAAACACTTGGGGGATTGGAACCCGCTTCGGTGGGCGGGGTGTATTGTTTTTGCTGCGTTGGCTAGGCAGAACGACATTACGATGACCAGCACTCCGACTGACACTCGACGTGTCTTGTTCTGTCGTTGGAGAAATACACTTCAGGCCACTTCAACGAACAATCCTGATGCCAATATATACGCGGCCGAACTTACTAATCACTACGTTCATCCTCGCCCAGACCAATACGGAAACCTCGTGAGCACAATGGGGCCGTCAGTGTCAGCGCTTATGTTTACTCAGTATTGGGAGCATGACCGTTTAACAGATGGCAATGTAAACAAGGGTGGCAGTGGTGGCTTTGTTGATTTGTTGGCAACGTGGAGTAAAACCAACACATTATTGTTTTCGCCTTTTCTTTATCCCGTTTCGCCAAAGGCGAACTTCGAAGAAAGTGTTGTAAACGTTGTTTTTAGTAGCCAAGACAGTTCAACCGACGTTGCTAAAAAGGGCGCAGTAACATTGTCGGCGGATCGGCTAGGCATCGCGGGGCAGTTTGCGACTGATAATATTTATGTTGGCTCTATGTATTGGGTAGCGACAAACGATACTGTCCCTGCTGGCGGTCGCAAAATGATTGCCACATTCATCTCTGAATCTAGCGGGGGCTTCAAAATTGAAGAACTCGACCTCACACGTTCATCACTCTCTATTGTTGCGATAGATGATGTATTAACGCAGGTAGCTAATGGTGGTACCGATTATGACGAAGCGCTACCCGTTGAGTTTGTTATCCAGACACCACGAATCAGACGCTACCAGAACGGGCAGGGTAGCTGGGTATTGCGTATAGAGGTTCACTTGCTAAATACAGGTGATTCTGACTTTGTGGGCAATGGTGAAGCCAGTCAGCGCTACCGATTTGCATACAGGTTTGAAACACATACTAGGAACAACACGGTATTGAACGTTAACTAAGCCGCCTTCGGGCGGTTTTTTTGTCTCTGTCGCTAAGGGTTTTGAAGCAAGAGCCCTTATCCGCACAGACAGCGACACGTCTACACAGGAGAAGCAAACGTGGACATCGAAATCACAGGTAATGAAACCCTAGAAGAGCTGGAAGCCATGACAGCCATGTACGCTGATGCAGAGGTGGTTGACGAACTGCCCGAGCAAAACGAACAGGCTGACAAGGAGCTGGCACAGAAAACAGACACTGACGGTGGCACATCTGATGCCGACACTGACGCGGGCTCGGCCCCCGCGAATGACACCACCAAAGGCTCTGAGGATGAAGAGACAACGCCCGCGGGTATCGCAGCCAAAGACGGCGAGCACGTTATTCCTTATGGCGTCCTCGAACGAGAGCGCGAAGAAAAAGCCCAACTCAAAGAGCAGATTGAAGCCCTGCAAGAAAAAGAAGCGACTTGGGAGCAATCCCAACGCCTTTTGCAGGTGCGTGATAAGCAGCTTGAGCGATTGGGTGTTGCTCCTGAAGACTTACCTGAAAATCTGACGTTAACTGATGACCAGTTAGATACCTTGGCGGAAGACTATCCCGAGATTGGCCTCGCCATTCGCGGATTGGTGGCCAAGGTTGGCAACATGGAGAGTCAGCTGACCCACGAGGCACAACCTTCAACGCCTGCACCTGAATCCGACACGAAAAACGATCCGGTTTTAGAGGCCATCCATGCCAATGAGGCGCTTAAAGCGTGGCACGAGACAGGTGGGGAGCAGTGGAGCAAAGCCATCGATTTTGATGACCAATTACAAGCCGATCCGACATGGGCAAAGCAGCCATTAGCGGCACGTTTTGAAGAAGCGGTTCGTTTGACCCAAGCGCACTTTGACCAACAGGTAAAAGACAAAGCGAAGGCGATCGAGCAGCAGACGCATGAAGATGCATTGCCCAACTCACCGAGCGAGGTGGGTTCGACCAGCAAACATACACCTTCCAACGCTGAACAATTGCTAACAGCCGATGCAGAGTCCATGCAGACGCTGATGGCAGACATGACGACGGAAGAAATCGAAGCCCTCCTTGCTCAAACCAGTGATTAGCACTGCCGTGTAGACGGCAAAAGAGATCGCCCGCGTGGCGGTTTTTTTGTGTGTGAAGGATACCGAGCATGACAACCATTACACGAGAGCAAGCCCGTCGCTTGCAGGAGGCCGCACTTTTTACCGCGGCCAACCGAAACCGCTCGTTCACCAACATGCTGACCGAACAGGCCCCGAAAGCGGCCAAAGGCGACATGAAGGGCAATAAGCAAACCTCGCCAGGTGCGCCAATTGTTCAGGTGACCGACCTAAAGAAAACCAAAGGCGATACCGTGGACATGCAGATCGTCCACAAGCTCACCAAACGCCCGACCATGGGTGATCAACGTATCGCAGGCCGTGGTGAATCGCTCGATTTCACAGCGTTTGAACTATCGATTGACCAAGGCCGTCACCAAGTGGATGCCGGCGGCAAAATGAGTAAGCAGCGCACCGCGCACAACCTCATGAGCACTTCACGTACTTTATTGGGTACCTACTACAACGATTTGAAGGACCAACTGGCGACAATTCACATGGCGGGGGCGCGGGGTGACTTTATTGCTGATGACACCATTGTTCCTTTGGCTGCACATGCGGAGTATGCAGGCATGTTGGTCAACGATGTGTTGCCGCCAACGTATGACCGTCACTTCTTCGGGGGTGATGCGACGACATTTGAAACCCTCGACCAAGCGGATGTGTTCAGCATGAGCGTGGTGGACAGTTTGTCGCTGTTTCTTGATGAGATGGCGCATCCTATTCAGCCGATTCGATTCAACGAAGACAAGCTTGCTGGTGACGAGCCGTTTTACATTTTGAATGTCACACCGCGTCAGTGGAATGACTTCAAACAGACGTCCTCCTACAAAGATTGGCAGCAGCTTGCAGCGACTGCGATGAAGCGAAAAGGGGATTTCTCTCACCAAGTTTTTCGCGGTGAGTGCGTGATGCATGAAAACATCCTGGTGCGAAAGTACATGGGTATGCCGATCCGCTTTAACACCGGCTCGACGGTCAGCATTTCGGGTAACAGTAACGACGCGCCAGTGTCGCAAGTGACAGCGGGAAGCACGATTGACCGCGCCATGTTGATAGGCGCTCAGGCCATCGCGGACGCATGGGGCTCAACATCCAAAGGCAGTCAGTTCAGTGTTCACACGGAAAAAACTGACTCGGGTAACCGCGATGAGGTGACGATTGCTTGGATGAATGGCCTCAAGAAAATCCGCTTTGCGGATAAGAATGGGCGTATGAACGATCATGGTGTCGTGGCGGTAGATACCGCGATTTCTATGGGCTAACGATAAAGGCTGGGCATGTCCCAGCCTTTGTCTTTTCTATTAGTTGGAGAATCACAATGGCTAACACCATCAAAGCGCCGTCGATGCATGACCGCATGTATGTCGGCGCCCACGGCAACATGTCGCTTGCCTTTACGTGCGTTGAGCTCAATGACGCCGAAGTCGATACCGTGGTTGAAATGATCCAGGTCGAAATCGGGATTAGTTTGATTGGGCTTCGCGTCAATACCTCGGGCTTAGGCGCTGGGGTTGTCGCGGATATCAAGCTCGGTGATGACGTTCTCGCTGAGGATGTCGACCTGGCAGAGGCTGGCACGCATGCGCTGTTTATCAATACGGCTTACACGATGAGCAAAAAAGTACTGACCGCCACGCTTAAAGGTGCGCAAGCCAGTGGCAAGTTAGACATCAATCCTGAGTATGTCGTCAAAGGCTACTGAGATAACAAGGCGCTCATTGCGCCTTTTTCCTATAAGGAGGTTGCCAATGGGCATGCAAAGTATCGTGTATGTAGGACCAAAGGAATTTAAGCGTGACACGGTAACGGGCTCACGTCAGATATTCCCAAGGCTCAAACCCATCGAAGTGAAAGACGAGTGTGCGGCCATGCTGTTGCGGTTCGACAATGTCTTTATTGAGCAAAACCATCTCAAAGACTTTCTGGCGCGGGAAAAAGAGCGAGAGGAAGCCATGGCGGAAGAAGCCGGCAAGAACGAAGCATTGGCAAAAGCCGAGCAAGCGGCCATGGACATGACGGTGACCATCAGTGGTGAGACGGTTGATCTCTCGAAGATGACAGGACCGAAGGTGGCGACATTAGTAGAAAGCTTGGATTTGCCGGACCTTGCGCCGAAAGGGCCGCAAGAGTCAATGCCGGACTACCGAAAACGCGTGCGTGATGCCATTCGAGAAATGGGTGAGAGCGACGAATGAGAGAGGTGCCGGTCTCAGCCTTCTTGCCGATGCTCCGCACAATGGTGAATGTCCCTCTTGAGCCGCTAATGGAAAGTGCGGTGGTCGAGGCTGCAATCGCGTTTTGCCGCAAAAGTAGTGTGTTACTTCATCAACGCGAGATGGCGCATGTCTACCATGGCCAGACGATAAGCCTACTCGCGAAATCAGGTGTGAATCGCAGGACAAGGGGCTTATTGAAGTCCTCAAAGCTCCTTTCTGTTACTGCAATGCGTGACGGTGTCACGCTTGAGTCTGGCAAAGATTATCGTCAGCTCTCATTGGATGAGGTGTATTTCCTCAACGGCTTTGATGATGTCGTGATCAACTGCGTGATGGAGCCTTTGACGGGCACATCGTACTTACCGGCATCGCTACTCGATGATTGGGGGTCAGGGATTTGTTCGGGGGCGGCCAAGACGCTGTTGCTTCAACCAGACAAGGATTGGTCTGATCCATCTCTTGCCGTTTATTACGAGCGCGAGTTCAAAGAGGCAATACGGGATGCGGCACGTTGGCGCTTGGAAGCAAGCCCAAATGTCATGTTTACCCCGAATGCCAGGCGCAAACGGGAGTTTTTCTGATGACACTTTCTGATCTTATCGACCAACTTGGAGAAGAGCTCGTTGACCCGCGTTATACGCATTGGTCTCGTGAAAGCCTGTTGAGCTATATCAACCAGGCGTTGGGCATCATGGCCATCAACTTACCCCATGAGTTTCGGGTTGAACAAACGGTTGATACCGATATGGGTACCGTGTTCTTACCTGGTGATGCGTTGTCCTTATTGAGCGTCATCTCTGCGGGCAATCGCAGCGTCAATTACATCGATATCGCCAAACTTAACCAACTCGATCCCGATTGGCGGACACGACAGGGTGAGCCTTCTTCATGGACGCAAGCGCATCGCGATGTGCGGGCATATTCCCTGTATCCGACACCGACAGGAACGATTTCAGTAACGCATGCTTATTCAGCGTTTAAAGACCTGACTGAGGTCGATGCATTCCCAGTACACGCTGCGTATGTCGGGGCGGTGACGGATTACGTCTTATACCGCGCTTATGGGAAAGACGGTCAAAACGCCAGTGAGCAAAACAAAGCTCTCACACACTTGCAGGCGTTTAACGCATCGATAGGTAACGACGTACGTGTCATGGGCCAACGTAAACAGGTCCGAGAGCAAAGTGAGAACAAACGATGATCACGGTTAAAGGCTGCCTTACTGACGCAACGGGTGAACACGCGCTCGAACACGCCTTCATTGAATTCGTGGCTAGACGCTCTGCCGGTGAGGTGCTGGCGTATGCCGGTGCGTTTGAGCAAACCGACACGGAGGGGAATTATCACTTTTCCCTCAAAAGTGGCGAATACGATGTCTACGCCCAAGTGAATCGACGAAGTGATGTCGAGCCTTTGGGACCTTGCACCGTGTTGCCAGGCATGACGGGTGAGTATGACATCGAAGCACTACTGGAAATCTCTGCACCGATTTTGCCTGAAACGGTGATTGCGGCGAATCAGGTAAGAGATCAGGTCATCGAGAAGCACGAAGAGGTCGCGGGGTTTCATCAAACCGTGTTGCAAAAAGCCGCTGAGGTGGAAGGGAATGCATCGCAAGCCGCGCAAGACAGAACCCAAGTCAGAAGTGATCGCGAGCAGGTAGCCAGTGATAGAGAAGATACGCTTGAGGCTAACGCCTTTGCGCAATCGGCCAAAGCGCAGATTGCCACTGACAAAGCCGATGTCGAGCAAGCATTAGAAGATACCCAAGCGCTCGCACAAACGGTCAACACTCAGCACGACGTTGTGTCTGATAAAGCCGCTGAAGTGGCTCAAGATACGGATGAAGTATCGAGCATGCATGAAGAAGCCAATGGGTTTAAAAACAGCGCGTCAAATTCAGCCAATACCGCAACACAACAAGCAGCGCTCGCAAAAGACTGGGCCCAAAAGACGGTAGATAACGCCGTTGAGCCAAATGCCTATTCATCAAAGCACTGGGCAATTAAGAGCGCGAACTTTGCAAGCTCAGCAAGTAATTCGTTCTCGAGTGCGGCGCAAGCAAAAAATGACGTTGAGACGCTGAAGAGTGAGACGGAAGACATCAGAGATGAAGCGCTGCAGGCGCGGGAAGAAATTCAAGTTTTGTCTACGTATGAAAATACGATGTGGAGACTTATTCATGTCGCTGCAGACCAAGCGCTCCGGCAGTTTAACTTTAGCGAAAGATTGAACGATTTGGAGGGGTCATGAGTATAGCCTCTGAAGCAATAGAAGCACTTCATGAAGCCGCCGATGCTTACAACAATAAAATAGCCGAAATCAATTCGAGAATGGAAGAAGCCGAGGCTGACTATCAAAGTAAGTTGGCATCACTTACCACGTTGAAATATGCACATCGAGATACCGAAGTTAGAAGCTATGGCAACGCTGATTGGGGGGATGGGTTAACCACCGATTGGTGGAGTATGCGTGGCGGAGTTTCTATTGAATTGACGCTTTCGATCCTATTTAGAAATGATTCCTCATCGTGGGGCGGAGCATATACCGAAGTCCTTTACGATATCGGCGATGGGTGGATATCGATAGGTCATTCAGGGTTTGACGGACCAATGATTAACGGAGCATCGGCCATTCCAACTTATACTAGGTGCATGCTCATTCCTGCCTTAAGCGAAGACAACTATGACGTGCGTTTTTTACTTCGGCACAAATCCTACGATGGCACGCTCCAAGTCAATGCTAGCCGCAACTTTTCGGGCGAACACTTCGGCTCATTACTTCAAGTTATTTGTTAGAGAGGTCGTATGACTGTTGCAGAAGATACTATCAGCGCTCTACAAGAAGCCGCTGCCGCTTACCACGGAAAAATTGATGACATTAACGATCAGCTCGATGCTAAAAAACAGGAAATGGATGCTGCTATTTCTGCACTAGGGGCTAGATTGGTTTGGGCAGGTGGCCCTGCAGCGCATTCGCTTGGGGAGGGACGTGCTGACTTGGATATGAGTAGCGCACATCTCGAAGCAGACACCGACTATGTTGAGGTTAGTGGAGCAGAGATGACCATCAACAAAGCAGGGTTATATATGCTGCATGGCTTTATCATGCAGCATACAAACAGCGGTCAACGCTATCTATTTGTTCTTATTAATGGGGATATATATCAGAACAGTCAGGTAGGTTCGATTACTGGTTGGAGTACCGTCTATCCATCAGTGATATGCAGGCTGTCAGAAGGTGATGTTATTAAGCTGCAAGCACAAGTGACTGGCTCAAATTTATACCGTGCCCATTCTCATAGTTATCATACAAAAGTGCATTTATTGTATTTGGGAGACCTAACATGATTGAACTCTCAAATGGGATAAAGTTAATCCATCTTCCAGACGGTACGTTAGATTTCCAGAGTAAAGCGAATGAATTGTTGGGTGATGGTGCGACTCATTCAGAACTGTCTGAAAGAGCCACAGAGCTTGAGGCGCAGTACCTCCAAGAGCGCAGCTATCTTGAAATGTCTGAGGTGATAGAACAGCAGGTCTATCTTCATTACAGCCAGAAGCAGCAGTCTCAAGATGAGAAGTGGAATAGCCGTTTCTCAGCAAAGTTTCGAGCAGTGGGCGTGACGGACATTGACACCACAACGGTAGTGGTGGGCAGTAACGTTTATGCCTCATTGTCATCGTTAAATGTGGAAGTAAATGCCGCGTTTGATGCGTTACCCACTGACGTTCAAAACAATGATCCCGACTATATTCGCTACATGCTCGAAAAACTCATCATGATTGCCGTCAGAACGGAGTGGGCAGAAAACATCATTATGGAAGGTAAAGCGGCATGGGCCGAAAACCGACCTCCTGTCTGGCCTGACTTTCCGCGATTTATATAACGCCTCATGCTTATAGATATCACCATGATGCGCGGAGAAATCCCTCGCATCAAAGACCACCTCTTACCTGATGAAGCATCAACGCTTTCGGTTGATTGTCGATTTGAACGCGGCGTTGTCGCGCCTCGTAAAGGAAATGTAGCGCTAGGGACTTTGCCGTCAACGCCACATACCCTGCATAAATACGGGGATAACTGGCTACTGTGGGAAAGTGGTAACGTGTCAGTGACGGAGAGCCCGATGGCGCAGGACCCTTACCAAAGGGTGTATTTCACGGGTGACGGGAAGCCGAAACTGACGTCACAAGACACGGCAGTTTTGCCTAATGGGTTTGGGCCTGCGACGTCTTATGACCTCGGTGTACCAAGACCCACGTCGCCACCAATCGTGACGAACATTGATAGCAGCACAGGTGAAAACCCGCCTGACGGTGAATCTGCAACTTTTGATGATGAAGATCGTTTGTACATCCAAACGTATGTCACGCGCTTTGGGGAAGAGGGCGCACCAGGTGAGGCATCATTGAGCGCGCTTATCGAAAAGCCAGGCTCAACCGTCACAGTGAAATTGACGCAGCCAGGCGTAAACACGCATAACGTCACGCATACGCGTCTCTATCGCTCGGTGACGTCCACATCTGCTAGTGATTATCTTTTAGTGGCAGAAATTCCCATTTCAAACTCGCATTATGTGGATAGCGCACGTGATATCAATGGACCGGTCATCGAGACCTGGGACTACGATGTACCGCCTGAAAACATGCAAGGGATCTGCGTGATGGCGAATGGTATCTGTGCCGGCTTTGCGGGCAACGAAGTGATGTTTTCTGAAGCCTACTTGCCTTATGCCTGGCCAAAAGCGTACCGCGATACCACTGAGCACGAAATCGTTGGTATTGCTGCGATTGGTACGTCATTGGTTGTTGCCACAAAAGGCTACCCGTATGTATTTGGCGGTATCACACCCGATGCGATAACGGGCCATAAACTGGATGTCGAACAATCGTGTGTGAGTGCGCGATCGCTTGTGGTGCTCAACGGTATGGCCATGTACGCGTCACCGGATGGATTGGTGGTGGTCAGTGCTGACGGCGCGAACGTGGTAACGGAGCCGATTATCGATAGGGATCATTGGCAACGCTTTCAACCACAAACCCTACACGCTGTTTCTGTTGAGGGTGAATATGTCGCGCAGGGTGAAAACGGTGGGTTTATTTTCGATCCATTGTCCAAAGCATTCACGCGACTCACGCAGACTTGGGATGCCGCGTTTACCGATCTTGAGCATGATGTTCTTGTCACCGTCAAAGGCAATGATTACTCAACGTGGCAACAAGGGTCCGAAGACATTCCTTATGTATGGCGATCTAAATCCTTTCTTATGCCCGTTGATTGCCTGATGAACAGCGCACGTATTCAATCGCCCACACCAGAAAAGGCAGCGGCAAAGTTCATTGCCGATGGTCAGGTTGTATTTGAACTTGCAGAGGGCGAGATTGACGGGCGTGCATTTCGGTTACCGGCAGTACGCGCAACCACCTGGCAAGTCGAAGTGAGTGGAACCGCTGAAATAGAGCGCATTATGGTAGCAAGCTCGATGCAGGAGCTTGCCTAGTGAGTACGTTTTCTGGAAGCCGCAGTGCTAGGGCTCTACAAGAAAATGTGGAAAAGCTGACTGGCCAACGTGGAAATGGATTAGATCGCGCCGTCACGCTTCGCGACCTTCAAACGTTAGGGCTGGCAAGTCTTACGCGCTCTTCAAATGGGGCTATTCTCCCAAAACCCGTTCCGCAAACAGAAACTGGTGATGCGGCAGTCCAGCGTCCAGGTGCGCCAACTAATTTTTCAGGTGTTGGCGGATTTGGGGCGATATTGTTGGAGTGGCGTTTACCTTCCTACAATGGGCATGCCCACACAGAAGTCTGGCGTCACACGGAAGATGTGTTATCCGCGGCAACGATGATTGCTACGACACCGGCGACCGTGTTCGGTGACATCGTCAAGCCAGGCGCGTCTTACTACTACTGGATACGCCACATCAATGTGAATGATATCGAAGGACCATACAACGCAGAGGCCGGTACCCAGGTTTCAACAAGCGAGAATATTGGAGATGTTATCGATGACATTGGCGAGCAAATGGCCGAGTCGCAGCTTATCCAACATCTACAAGAAGACATCGATGGCGCGGCTGAGCGGTTTGAAGACATGTGGGGTACGAAGGTACAAGCTGGAGACATTCAAGCCGGTATTGGTCTGCTTGCCACGTCCGAAGGCGTGAGCCAAGTGGCGGTATCCGCCTCTCAATTCTTCGTCTTTGACCCGAACGTTGATAGCCCTAATATTCAGCCCTTATTTGCGATAGACCAGGGCAGCGTCATTATCCCGAAGGCGCTGATTGAGAAAGCCACGATCCAGATACTCAATGCGCAAACCATCGTCGCGGACGAAGTCAAAGCAGGTATATCAATAAGCACACCTACGCTGACTTCCGCCGTCATTAATGGCGCCGAAGTGAACGTTGGGGCGGGCGGACCTTACAACGGTTACAACACGCATATCGCGTCCAACGGCAACCTGTATACACACTACCTCATTGCGTCAGGTGGGCGATTAAGCAACCTCACCATTGATGAAAACTGCAGAGTGCTTGGCACCATCTACGCGAATCAAATCATTGGTGATGTCGTAAAACCCACGGTGTATACCAACTCGTCAAGGCGACAAAGCAAGCGTTCTCAAGGCTCTGTTTGGAGCAACATCTTTAGTATCTCGATCCCTGCGGCCCCGTTTACCCGCACCTTGATAGTGCCCGAGATCCTCTTTGATTCTGGTGGTTACGGACAACCCTACGTTCGGTACTACATCAATAATGGACGTGTGATGGATGAAATGAGCCGTATCTTGGGGGCGACCAGGGCATCCATTCCTATCAAAGCGTACTCGCTGCCTGCAAATCAAACGATCACGTTCCGAATGGATGGGTACTTCATTAATTTCTCAGGTCAGGCCTATCTGTCATTCTCGGCGCAGAGCCTGCTATTCCTGACCTTTAAATAACGGATACCCGTGACTGTAGAACAAAATGACGCTGACTTTTTTGCCAAAGCGCCATGGCCGAAATACCGAGAGCGATTACTTCCGATCATGGAAGAGGTGGCTCTGAGAAACCGGCATGATTTCGCCAAGGATGTCGATGACGCACTTCTAAATGGGAGTGCGTTTTTGTTTGTGGCAGAGGACGGTTTTCTTGTTCTGAGGGCTTCACCGCGAGAAGCCGTGTTGTGGGTCACGGTCATGTTTGCCTTTAACTGTGGGGGTAATGCCATTGAGCGCTACCAGGCAAAAGTCGAGGAGATGACAAGACAGATTGGTGGACGTGGGATTGAGTTGTTCACTGCCGTTGAAGCGTTATCTTCTTCGTTACTCGAGCGCGGATATGTTCAACGAGAAAAGGCTGGCAACGTTCGTCATTGGGAAAAACAACTGTGAGGTAGATATGGGTGGCGGTAAAGATAACAAGGTCGAAGAGACCGAATACGAACGCGTTGCTGCGGAGGTCTCCAATAAGTATTGGGATATCTACCAAAACGACCTAAAACAATTTGAAGATACCTTCATCAAACGTGTCGATAACTTCAACAGTGCTTCAAACATGGCTGACGCCAAAGCCACTGTGGACATGGGATACAACAAAGCGTTCAGCGAAAACCGTCAGCAAACCACCAAAGCCTTGTCATCGGCATCAATCGATCCGACGAGTGGAAAATTCAAAGGCACCATGGCGGATTTGGCGACAGCGCAAGGCACGGCACAAACTGACACCATTAATCGCGCTCAGGCTGCAGAGCAAGACAAGCACATCGCAGGTTTGTCAGATGTGGCCAGCATGGGCATGGGTGAGCAAGCCGATGCGCTTAATCGTATAGGCGACGTTGCTAACATGAGTCTGTCAGAAGCGAAAAACGATGCTTACACCGATTTCAATAAACGTGCCAGCAACCTTCAACTTGTTGGTGCCGCAGCTGGCGTGGGGCTTCGAAGCTATCAACACATGGCTAAGCCCAACGCACTGTCGTCTGTCGATGGCGTTAGTACGCAACGCAATAATCGTTACAACCACGTCACCAACCCTGATGGTCAGATGATCGCTTAAGGAGCACACATGGGCATTGCAGCCGACACATACGCGAACATTTCACGTGAGATGTTCGATGATTGGCAACGCCGATTCTACCCCAAGCAAAAAGAGTTGATGGAAAAATCTCAGTCCGGTGAGTTTCTTAACGAGCAGTTGGGGCGTGTGGATGCGAATGCGGCCAGTTCAATGCGGGCGGCGAGTCTTGGTGAGGCGAACAGCCTGGCGCGGTATGGCGTCACCGGTGAGAAAGATAACAACCGACAAGCGCAACTGTCTTTGGCCACTGTGTCTGCAAAAAATGGGTTACGTGACCATGAAAGAGACCGTTCGATGAAGACACTATCAGGCGCTGGACTTGGCGTAAAAAACTACGCCAAACCGCAATAAGGAGTGAGGCATGGGGTATAGCTTAACGGGTGCTGCTAGAGGCACGAAAGACATTGCGCTCAGTGGGCTTCGTGATGCCGCTGTACGCGAGAAAGACCGAGAAGCTGCGAATGAGAACCTGAAGCAGGCAGATAGACAACAGACCATGAATAGCACCATGGCGGGTGCTTCAATGGGCTTTATGGTCGGAGGACCTATGGGCGGTGCTATCGGGGCTGTAGGTGGTTTGGTATTGGGCGAGTTGTTCTGAGGGTATTGTGATGGCGGGACTTGATACACGCGGGTTTATGGATGGGGCACTTAGGGCCTATGACATAGTTGATCGCAAGCTTTCTCGCGATGAAGATCGAGAGATACGAAAACAACAACTGGAAAAGTCGAATCAACGTGCAGACAAGCAAATGGCATTGAGAATGGCCGATGAGGAACGTCGAACCCAAGCCCACGAATACCAGTATGGGGTCGATGGTGAAGGGGGCGCGCTTCGACAAGCGCAAGCACAAAACGAAAAGCTGTTTGACGCTAATCTTTCCGCTGCGCACTCTCGAAAAAACCTCAGTGATTACCAACTCTCCCAACAGCGAAAATCAGTTTTCATCAATGAAAATGCGCCACTACTGCAAACGGGGTGGCAGCGTTGGATGCAAGGCGGTGATATCGATGACATCTTTAACCACGAAACAATAAAAGGCGGTGCGTATGATCCGCGTCGCTACCTTGATCCTGATTTCGATAAAGCCGCTAACACGCTAGAAACAGCATTACCCATGCTTGCGAAAGGTAAAGGTGACATCAATGCCCCTGAAGTCAAATCTGCGCTGAACACGTTTTATAAAAGTAACCTTCAGGCTTCTGTTGGGGCGACAGACCCAAAGACAGGGAAGGCGATTCAAGATGCCCGTTGGGGAGAGGTCGCGTTTGCCAAGGACATCAACCCTAAATTGGAAGGAGACCAACCAGGCTTGGTGTTAACAGCAGAATTCAATTACGGCGGTGAAGAATGGGTACCTAAACCGATTACTGAGCGTCGAAGCACGGATGCGGATGACCACGTCAAAGTTATTCCCCTTGAGCAGGCCATGCAAGACATTACCGGCCAGCTGAAAATGCGAAGACAGGCAATGGTGTCGCCTGGTTACAAGGCGCTATTCGAAGGGAAGGAGGCGACCAAACAGAAAGCGTCGCTTGAAAAAGAATATCGCCAGGCCTACCTAGACCTTGAGAAGCAGCGCAATGACGCACTGACGAACCAAGTCACGCCAACCGAGGAGAGCTCTGCACAAATCAACGCACAGTTTAATGCTCAACATCAGGATCTGAAGGCCCTTTATGGACTCGGTCCTCAGCCATCTGAAAAACACGAGAAACCTTTTACCCTATGGGCCAATGGCGATCCTAACAAGCAAGCATTCCTCGCGGCACTGCAGGAAAAATATGGCGATCTCGATGCGTACGATGAACAAACGATTGCAGCCGCATACAAAGATCAGGTTAACGGGGCTAAGGCTGAGAACGCAGCAAAAATAGCAGGCCAAATCCGTGTTGATAAAGCCAAGCAATACGCCTCTCGATAATTCAACGATAAATCAATAAGCCGTTGCCCTTTGGGCTGCGGCTTTTTTTTGTGCTTTTTTGGAGCAAAACATGCCAAACGATACCCTTGGAAATAACCCTGACGCGACAGTGAATGGGCGCACCGACACAACGTTTGAGTTACCAGAAGACTTTGATTTGAGAGCCTATGCACCGACCAAAAACCTTGAAGTGACCGCGGGTGATTCAGCAAAAGCGGTGGCCATTGGCGCGATGAACAGCGTCGAAGGCGGCGCGGAGGTTGTCAGTCAGACCCAGAATTTCTTGGGTGACACGGCGCGAGAGTTGGGCGTCCCAGATGCGTTGATTGAAGCGGCAAATTACACCCCGCAAGGCTTGGCTGCTAACTATATGTCTTGGGCCGGCGATTTGATTGGTGAGGGCAGTGATTGGATTAAAGAGACGCTGACGGAGGATGGTAAAGAAGCGCTAGAAACGATGCCGATTACTGAAGCTGCTAATGGTAGCTGGAAGCTATCTACCGATCCGGCTGTATGGGGTATGCAGTTAAGCCAGGGAGTAGGGTATATCGTGCCCACTGTCGCTTCTGCGATAGCTACGGGAGGCATGTCATTACCCAATGCTGTTAGCTCTTTAACCAATATGGCTGTTCGCTCCGGCGCACGTCCTGAGGTGGCCAGTAAAGCGGCGAAAATTGCGGTTAACTTGCTACAGAAATCGCCGACCGCTGCGGTATCTATGACGTCTGATTTGGGTGCTCAAGGCCAACAATCCAAAGACAGTATTCTCAACATGTCATTTGATGACTTGCTGAAAAGCGAGGTGTTTACGTCAGCGTTTATGGATGTCGATACCGACCCAGAATTCGCATTAATGAGCGACCTAGAAAAGTTGGAAGAAGCAAGAGCACGTGTTGCCAATGGTGCTTCTCAAGCGACGATGACCGACCCACTCTCGTTGGGGGCGAGTGTTGCAGCCACACTTGTCGGCGATGTGCCATTGGCAAACGCACTGGTTAGAGGTACGGGAAAAGGCATCATGAAAGGCGCGGCGATAGGGGCTGTGCGCGAAGCACCAACTGAAGCCCTTCAAGGTGGTGTTGAGCAGTATGTGTCGAACAAGGTTTCCAATGAATTCGCCGGTACTGACAAGGTGCTAATGGATGGCGTCGCGTTAGGGGCAGCAAACGAAGCGGCTATTGGTGGGGTGCTTGGCGGTGGTATGGGCGCAGCTGGAGGCGTTCGCGCTGCACCGAAAATCAGCACCGAACCGACACAAGAGCCTGTAATGTCTGAATCAGATGAACAAGTCGCTCCTGAGGCTTCGTCAACAGACATTGAACCTGAAAGTAATGAAGTAGAAACGCCGGCACCAGCTGCAGACATTGAAACTATGACGTCTGATGACGGTGACGTTGTTGATCCATTGGCAGACAGACGCGCAAAGTCGCAAGAAGTACTTCGACAAAAACAGGTGTTGAGCGATCCCGCAGATCATGACATCCAACTATTAAAGCTGGCTTATGCGTTTGATGCGGATAAAACAGATGCGGCGCTAGATCGTATAGAGCAGGGCGACATATCGGCAGAGCGGGAAATCTATGCCCTAGCAGAGCAAGCATCCGCGCTTGGTATTGATGAAACGGGCGTGCAGCAAGCCTTCGATGCTGCCGTGGCTAAGCGTCAGGCTGGTCAACAATCTGGCAAATTGGCGGCGAAGTCAAAAGCAGAGCGTTACATTACCGCTATCGAACAAGGCCGTCAGAACCTGACCGAGCAACGTGATGGTGTCCCAACCTACAAGCCTTACAAACAACCTCATGACCCACGTATCGAGCAATCTCAATCTGAACGTGTTAGCCGTGAAAAACCACACCGAGATTTTAATCCTGATATTGCTAAAAGTGAGCTGAGAAAGCGTGAAGCTAACGCCGAGCGTGCCATGCAAGGGCAGCTACCCACTGACGTTGAGGTAGACCCACATGAGGCGTCGCTACGCGAAAAAGCAGCTATCGAGCGAGCAGAGCAACCCCAACAGAACGACGCAATCTCGGGAGGCGTGACAAGGCCGTTTCAGCGAGAGCAAGCCTACAAAGCGGCAGAGGCGCAGCGAGCGGAACAGCAAGCGCAGCGTGAACACGTTGACGAAAATGTTGATCAGAGCAGACAAGCTAAGGGTGAGTTTTCAAATCGCCCTGGCTCGATGAAGTTGCGGGAAAAAGGGAAGATCCCCCTTTCTGACGTTGCAGCGATCAGCAAGAAAACCAAACCCATGCGTAAGCGGTTAAGTCGGCGTATGGCGCATGCCAATCCCCGTTTAAAAGAAGCCTTGCTTGAATCGTTACGTAACGCACCGGAGAGATTAGCCGCATTCGATGCTGAGGCAAAAAGGCGACAGGGTGTGGAAGATGCTAAGCCCGAAAACAAAGTAAGGCGTGCAAAGGCAGAGGCGCTTTTTACGCAAGGAAGCGAGACGAATACAGAGCCTGAGTTTTCCCCAAATGCCATCAAGAAAGTGATGGATGATTTACGTTCGCGAGGAGAAAACCTCATTCGTGAACTGCCCAAAGCCGAGCAACAGGCTGCGCGAGAAGATCTCAGAAAAGCAGAAGATTTTGTGAAAACACGCCTCAGTATGATGCGCGATGAAACCAGGGCGAATCGGACAAAGACGCTGAAAGACTTCTCACCACGCTATCAGCCAGAAAATAAAAAGGATGAGCCATCACCAGCCGATGACGAGGTGTCGACAGAACCTTACAGTGAGGCAAAGAATAGCGAAGCAAAAGACAGTGCCCTGGCGCAACGCATCGATGATGTGGGAGAGAAAATCGGTGGCGCTCGAAAAGACATTTGGGGCGCCTACGCCGATTCGATAAAAGGCGAAACGCCAGAGGAAATTCAGTCTCTCACACTCTCAAACGCATGGCCCCAACCTAATTACCTCGCCTTATTGGAACAAGGTGTTTCCCTGTCGGCCATTAGTCTTTTCCGCGCTATGCGCGACAGCATCCCACCAAAACCTCGCCGTGCGAACAAATTAGTGCCCTGGGCGTACGCCCTTAAACGCATGCGTGATGTATCTATGGCTGCGGTTAAGGGAGCATTAACACCTGAGGAGGTGACTGACGCGCTTAAAAAGTCGTCGAGCAGGGACAGCCATAAAGTGATGGGGAGAGCCGCGCTCTATGATGCCGTGGGTCACGCGAATAGTCTGGCGCATCTATCTTTGACAAGCGGGCATTACAGCATGTTCAAAGGTGAAACGTTTGACCCTCCTAAAACGGTATGGACGGTGGAACGTTCAGCCAAAGGCAGTACATATGGGAACTGGCCAAGGCTCTTATCTCATGGCGACACTCAAGACGCGGCGATTGAAGGTTTCAAAGCGCAATACGAGAAGTTGATGAGCCAACCAAAAAAGCGCAAGTCAGCTTCGTTTGATGTTTATACCAAGCGCAGCGAGCCCGGGTATTTTGTGGGGAAAAAAGTCGGGCGTTCATACATAGACCTTGCAGGTCCCATTGACAGTCTTGGGGAAGCTCGCCGTATGGTCGATGAAGACTATGACGTGCTGACAGACAAACTCGATGCTGCCAAGTTTACGCCGCCACCTCGTCGAGACACCAATGATCCGCGTGTCGGCGAGGACATGCGCGAGGGCAAGGATGTTTCAGCTGAAGATTTTGCGAAAACCTTTGGATTTCGGGGGGTAGAGTTTGGCAATTGGGTAGAGCAAGGAAAGCGCCAAACCATGGTTAACGATGCGTATGACGCGCTAATGGATATGGCAGCTATTCTCGGTATTTCTCCAAAAGCCATCTCACTCAATGGCGAGCTTGGCCTCGCGTTTGGCGCGAGAGGCCGAGGCGGTGTTGATCCGGCAGCTGCTCATTATGAGCCAGGCAAGGTGGTGATCAATTTGACCAAGAAGCATGGCGCTGGATCTTTGGGTCACGAATGGTGGCATGCATTGGATAACTATTTTGCCAAGTTAGACGTAGGCAGCGATAAACCCAGTGATACCTTCATGACGTCTAATACCGGCACGCACTGGGGGAAAGATCACCAAGTGCGCGTTGAAATGCGCGATGCGTTTATGAACGTGATGACCACAATAGGCAAGACAGACCTGAAAGCGCGCTCAATGGTGCACGACCGTAAAAGGAATAAAGACTATTGGTCTACGCCGATTGAAATGAGTGCACGTGCATTTGAATCGTATTTGATTGCAAAGCTGGCCGATCAAAATGCAAGCAATGACTTTCTGGCAAACATCGCCAGTGAATCAGCATGGAAACACAATGCGATAGGCAGTGATGTTGAAAATGCGTATCCATACCCAACAGCCTCAGAATCCTTATCCCTTCGCCGATCATACGACCGTCTGTTCAATACCATCGAGCAACACGCCTTCGATGATGGGCGGGTGATGCTGTATTCCCGCGAAGGGGTATCAACACGTCAGGGTAAAGGCATGTCCGTAAAACATGCTCAGTTGGGTGTTCAGCAGTGGATAAAAGAATACCGCGGGGGCGCAGGCGTTAAGGTTCAGGTGGTGAAAACCCAGCAGGAAGCGGAAGCTCTATTGGGGGAATCCTTCCCTGACGCAACATTACATGCCTTTTATCACGGTGGTAGTGGGCAAGTGGTGGTCGTTGCAGACAACATCGACAGCATACCGATGCTTAGACAGAAATTGCGTCATGAAATTTTAGTTCACCACGGACTTAGAGCGGTGGTGGGAGACAGTGAGTACCAGAAGATCCTCGAGCGGATTCATAAAGGGCGCAACTCCCCTGCATTAAAACCACTTTGGGACAAAATCCAGAAAGACTATGCCGACAAAGATCCGGTGGTTCAGGTTGAAGAGGTACTCGCCCATGTCGCAGAGCTTGATAGAAATACGCTTCAACAATGGTGGGATCGAATCGTTGAGGCCATTGCACATGCACTGCGTAAGGTTGGGTTGATACGTCCAAGCGACATCACCCAGGCTGAAATGAACAATATCATTCAGACCCTGGTTGACCGCGTTAAGTCGGTAAACCACTGGAGTGCGCAATCTAAATCATCGCAAGAAAATACAAAGCAAGCGAAGGTGATGTTTAGTCGGGTGCCGAGTGATGCTCCCATGATTTGGGGCGAGCCGATTAAAGGTGCAACATACAAAGAGATCAGGGTTAAAGCACAAGCTAAGGGCTTTCAGCTAGCGGGAAAGGAATACGTCAATAAACGCTCGGGCATAACAGTTAATGTGGGTAAAGCTGGCATAAAGCACACGATGAAAGGTGCAATGCCGGACTTGGCTGCATCGATACCTTATACCGGCGAGCTGATCCAAGAAGCTTTGTATTTAGGAGCCGTGAATGAGTCAAAAGGAAATAGCAATGTCATTGCGCATCACTTTTTTGGTGCTCGTTTTCAGGTTGAAGGCAGGGTGCATGACGTGGTGATTGATGTTCGCGAAATGCCTGACGGCAAGTTCTATTATGATCATTCTTTTGAGCGGGATAATTCAGCTTCCGGTGGCAACAGTTCGGGGCCGCGCCTACATACCCGAGGACCCATCGTACCAGGGGAGGGAGCGGAAGCTGATAGTAAAACGGTAACACCGGATGATGACGATGTGAAGTTTTCTCTCTCGAATAGTATGACGTTCGAAGAGGCATTGAAGCAGGTAGAACAAGACAAGACTCCAGGCGACCGGTTCAAGTCAGTACTCAATGCGGTCGGGTTGGCTGTAAAAGGCACTGTTGGCGGTAAGGCAGGTTTAGGTGCGGTATCACTACGCCAATTATCAGATTTGGCCTCGGACAAGTTGCCGATGGTGAAAACCTATGTTGATACTGTCCATCGTATGCTGACAAGACGCAATCAAATGGCGTTTGAGTCAGCTGAGATAGCGCAAGATATTCGTAAATGGGCTGCAAAGAACCAGCATGATGCAGACACCATGTTTGGACTCGCCCATCAAGCCACCGTGGAAGGTGTCGATCCTGACGGTGAGTTTGTTTCTGCTGCAGCAGCCATTGAACGTCGTATCGAGTATGTCGAAAATATCAATAAGGGAAGTCATAAGACTCAGGCGCAAACTGATGAGCTGAAAGAGCTTAGAAGTGATCTGGTTAACGAACCGCGCCGGCAGGCAAAGCACACACAGTTAAAGCGTCAGTTCGATAGGCTGCCTGTGGAGGCGAAAACGCATTATCGCTCGATGCGTGATAACTATAAAACGCGTCACAATGATTACCGGCGCTTGTTAGAACAACAGATACAAAATGCCGATATCGACGGCAGAAGAAAGAAGAAACAGATTGCTGAGCTTCGTACTGTCTTTGATTTGCAGGAAGTTCACGCGCCGTATTTCCCGCTAACACGCTTTGGTAAATATTGGTTGTCTTCCGTCGATGAAAATGGCGAAAAACGCTACATGATGTTCGACAGTGAAATGGAACAAGTCGGCACCGCTGAGCGGCTTCGCAAGCAAGGGTTTGACGTTGATACAGGGTACCGGCTGGATGGTAATGCGGGTATTAATGGGGCGAGTCTAAGTTTTGTCACTGATTTCATCGGTAAGGTCGACGGGACATCGTTGAATGAGGCTAAGAAAGAAGAAATCAAAGACGCTATCTATCAGCTTTATTTGCAGGCTTTGCCGTCTCGCTCAATGCGTAAACAGTTTCTTCACCGCAAGAAAGTCAAAGGGTGGAGCAATGATGCGCTGCGGGCCATGGCGTCTAACATGATGAAAGGTGCGTATCAGCTCGCCAGGATGGAATTTTCTGATGAGTTAACCAAGCATGCTAATGACGCGTCAAAAGCCGCTGGCGTTTCTGGAGACAATCAAGCCGGTCGCTATGCCGAAGAGCTGTTGAAGCGCCACGAATGGGTGATGAACCCACAACATTCAAGCGTGGCTCAACACATTACATCATTAGGATTTGTCTGGATGCTGGGTGTATCGCCGGCAGCTGCTGCCATAAACACCACACAAAACTTTGTCGTGGCCTTACCCATTCTCTCGAGTAAGTTTGGTTCAGTAAAAGCGGCGGGTGCGTTGACGCAAACCATGAAAGAGTTTGTGACGAGTAAGGGAAAGATCCTCGGCAAACTCAATGGGTATGAGGAGAAGGATGCTTATCAGCAATGGCATGACATGGGTTTGCTGGATGCAACCAATGCGCATGATTTGGCGGGTATGGCCGAAGCTGAAAACTGGCAATACAACGAAAACCGCGAAAAAGTGATGGGCTGGGTCAGTTGGTTATTTCATAAAGCTGAAGTCTTTAACCGAGAAACCACCGCGATTGCGGCTTATCGTTTGTCGAGGCAAAAAGGTGTCAGCCACGAAGCGTCAGTCAAAGCCGCCGCTGACATGACCTGGGACGCGCACTTTGACTATACCAATGCTAACCGTGCCCGATACATGCAATCCCCCTCGATGAAAGTCATTACCCAGTTCAAGCAATACAGCCAGAACATGACGTATTACTTGCTGCGTAATCTTTATGTTGGTTTTAGAGGTGCAACCACAGAAGAGAAAAGGGCAGCTCGAAAGCAACTCGTGGGTACGCTTGGCGTGACGGCATTGTTGGGCGGCGCGAGTGCAATGCCGCTAGGGATGCTCTATGCGCTGGCGAATGCGTTGAACTCGGCCTTTGGTGACGATGATGAACCGTGGGATGCAGAGATTGAATTCAAAGCTTATCTATCCGAATTCGTCGGTAAAGAGTTCAGTGATGCGGTTCTTTATGGTGCTGGCGGTGCGGGTTTATCGCCACGTATCTCTCTGGATGGACTCTGGGTGCGCGATCCAAATAGGGACTTGGAGGGGCAGGATCTATGGACTCACTACGCACAGCAAATCGCAGGCCCTGTTCTCGGTGGTGTCGTGATGGGGGCCATCCGCGGCGGTCAGGATATTTCAGAGGGAAGGTATTGGCGTGGTATCGAGAAAACAGTACCAAAATTTGTCCGAGATCCGATGAAGGCGTTTCGTTATGACGAGGAGGGAGCGTTGAACTACCGAGGAGATGCCTACAAGGAGCAGGGTGATTTCATGTGGCATCAATTGCTTCTGCAAGGGGTTGGTTTTTCGGATCATGACTTGATGAAGCAGTATGAGCAGAACAATGCCATCAAAGGCTATGAGAAACACATACTAGACCGACGCCGAGACCTGATGACAGCATACTGGTTAGCGACTAAACAAGCCGATACAGCGTTGATGCTGGATGTGAAAAAACAGATTGGTAAATTCAACGGTACTCATCGAGCTATTGCGATAGATGCGAAAGCGCTGCGTCGATCTATGAAAGCTAGACATCGAGCGAGTCAGGAAAATCAGAAAGGCATACGTGTGACTGAGAGTTTGCGTGATTTAACGTAACAGAAAGAGAAAAGCGCCTAGAGCATTGTAGATAAGGCGCTCAACTAAAAAAGGCTAATCAAAGCGCAAGGGTCACATGACGCCAAAAAGTGGGGTATCTCTGATTCCCCCGAGCTTCTCCATACCAACTGGGCCAACAAACGCACCGTGGAAGTGCTGGAGGCGCGTCCATGATCAACAACCCGCAAATTAATGGCTAGAATCCACGGGCCTGTTTTGTAATGTTAATCCGAGTTTTCTCATACAGGTAAAAGCGCCTTGCAGGCTATTTGACCATTGGTCAATTTTTTCATTTACTTCTTTCTGGGTTGCATCGGGATTACTTTTCATCGCCTCTAAAGCTTGCTCAGCCTTTTGAACACGCTCTTTTACCCGGCAGTTTATCTTTGCATCTGATATTTCTTGGGGTGTGGCTCGCTCACCATAGGCGTTTATCCACACTTTTTCTCTCTCAACTAATAGGCCACATCCTGTGAAGGTGATGAGAATAAATGGAATAAAATAGGCATAATGTTTCTTCATAGACAGACAATCCGTTATTTGTCATGGAAGTGAGTAAGTATAAGCTATTGAAAAAAATAACTGTCTACTTATGAGACATTAAACCTATCACCTTCCCCCCGTCCAGCACCACGTAGTATTTCCCTTTTAGAAAAACCCCAAGCACCTGCTTTTCGGTGACATCTTCCCAAGCACCGCTTTCGTCTTCATTCATCGAAAATCCGATGACATCCACGAGTTTGACGAACTGTGCATGCGTGAGGCCTCTGCGCTCCACGAATCCACCGAAAGGGAAGTAAATCAGACTGCCATCTTTGAGCAGTGCAGGGACGCTTTGACCTGTTGAGGCCTCATAGGTCGCAGCACTGGATGCGCTGAGGATAATTGACTTGTAGTTATGGCGATATCGGATAGCTGGCATATAAAATACTGTATATATAAACAGTGTTAACTGTAGCAGGTTTAAAGAGAGCAAGGCAAGACGCACTTTTAGATAGCCAGTACCTTGCTGCTCGTTAAAAGTTATTTCGGAGAGGCTTTGTAACTTTCAGCTGTGAGGTTGAAGTGTTCATCTACAGGTCCTTGCAACGCATAGAAGCTTGCAGAATTACCTCTTAAGTCAAACACCCTGTATATCCAATACTGCTCGTTCTTTTGCTGAGATACTTTCACTTCATTTTTTGAAATGAAGAATGCTGTGCCTTTTGACTGTTTAGTAGTTTTAACTTCAATGTATTTTTCAATACCGTATCTATCAAAAGATAAAACATCATAGCCGCAGCCATCACTTTTTTCGGCAATATGCTCCACTCGTTTTGCTAGGTCCGGGCGTCCAAGTTCAGTCAATGTTTGTTTTTCATGCTGAACAACCAGTTTCTCTCCAGCGTAGCCAAGGTTCCTATTGTGTTCATCTCGCTCTGCCCAATTGGTTTTTGTGTTTCTATTTGAGTTACGATATTGGCGAGGCACTTTTGTGGAGCTTGATGGCACTTTGGCTTGAGTTAGAACGGTTTTTGATACATCTATGGGCTTGTCTTGGCCATCAATAGAAGGCTCCCACTCGTATAGAGCGGATAGCGCTTCATCAGCATGGCTTTGATAATCCAACACCTCACTAATGACCTCCACAGGAATATTCTTGCTGTCTTTGGGATAACTATGCTCTAGATATTCAAGTCGACCTACGTATATGAATGGCTGTGATTTGCCTTTGATCTTTTCTTGGACTCGAGCGAAAAGTACAACAGGTTCCCCTTCAATGATCATCTTCATATGAGGGGTTTCTGGTGTATTCTTGTTTTGAGATTCCCAATGAAACACCCTTCCACCAATCAAGAACTTATCATTGTACTTATGGGCATTTTCTTTGTTGTCTTTTTCAAGTGTAACGAACAGTACAACGCAGTTATTAAATCTTGTCGGTCCTGGTATATCGCGTGCTTGTTTTGGTACCACAACCCCTCCTTGTTCAAAGGCTTCAAGCTTGGTGTATGCCATGCCCACTCTAAAATTAGAGTAGTTGAACAGCTCGGACTCACGCTTGGGGGTTGCGCCTTCCTTCTCGGCAGTGCGGAAGCCAAGGTTGTTAAGTATGCGAAAACAACTGCTCTTCTCCCCACCTGAGAAATGCTCGGGGAGAATGTTTACACCATGATATTCGGATAAGGCGATACCGAGAATGGCCTTTGGTGGGTATCTTTGATCGTCGATGATGACATCGAAATCAGTTGAATCTTTGAATGACGCGAATCTCCCATCCATAAAATTGAACTCGGCGGCAGCTTGTCGAATGTGCTCTTGAGATAAAGGTGCTGCGAACTCCGTTAGTTTTTTGATTCGTTTAGATTTATCTGATACCGGAATTCGACTTCCAAGTTTGGTGATGAGTTCAGCCAAAAGTAACACCTTTATATTTATTTCGCTTTCTAACGAAACGATTATGCCATCAGTCTTAGCCTTATCGTATTGGATTCGAGAGTTCTATTGCTAGAAATTAGAGCGAAGTATCTGGTTTCTCCCACAAAAACAAAATGGAGCTAGGACAGTTCTCTTCTTGAACAGTTAGATTGGAAGCAGCAGTAATGTTGGCAACATATTTTTCGCTCAAGATTTTCAAACTAATCGACTAGAAAAGGATTTTTTAATGAACTCGACGCCTATTCTTGCTATGTCATTTTTATTATTTTCCACCTCTGTTTCCGCTAACATCTACTCCGCGCTTTGCCCGTTAGGGTGCCCAGAAGTCCGCGAGGGTAACAACCTTGTGTTTACTCACATTTATGCACTCTCGAACAATCCAGAGACTAAATTTGCGGACTGGTCGGCGTATGAAGTAAACGTGCTTAACTTTGGACCTGGGCCTGGCAGGGATTGGATGGAGAACAAGCTCATTCCTGACGAGGATAAGCTAGAGGAAAAGGACTATGTCGGTGCTTATGGTGCGCTTGATATGGAGCGTGGGCATATGACGCCACTGGCAGCCTTTGCGGGAAGTGACTATTGGTGGGAGACCAACTACATCAGCAACATCGTGCCGCAGCACAAGGTGCTCAACGGCGGTGCCTGGGAAGATTTGGAAGAGGCTATTCGTCACTCAGTGGAATACAAAAAGCCCGTGTATGTGGTGACGGGGTCTTTGTATGAGAAGCCAATGACTGACATGCCAAAGGCTGATGAAGACCATCAAATTCCATCCGGTTTCTACAAGTTGGTTTATGACATTGATGGGAATGGCGCGGCATTTGTGATGGAACAGGATATCGTGAAGGGGACTAAGTACTGCGAGACCGCCGTTTCAGTAGCTACCCTTAACGAGCGAGTCGGTTACCAGCTGCCAGCCGTGAAAGAAAGTTCAGCGATGAAAGGTCGGATGGGGTGTTAGCTTTCCCCTAAACTTTTCCAGTGACAAACCCATCAATTACATCGTGTGCCCGCATCACACGTAAAGCGGGCGCTTTGGTTCGCTTTATCCCGCCAAACCCGCTCTAATCGTCAGTGAGAGCCCTTCACGCCTTTCTCCTGCCAACGCATTGGTGTTTGGGCTCTCTATTCTGTCAATTTAACAGACCTTTGCCACACTTCAGCTACGACTCTTTGATTACCGTCTTTACTCAATTTACTATCCAAATAAGCAAGTAATTTCATTACCGATAGAAGGGCTTTTTTTGTCTGAGTTAGCTCTATTTAACAATGAGTGCAAAACTGTTTTTGGGCTAAACGGTTTCGATGAAGACAGTGCTACATATGCTTTAGGATGGACACTCAATAAGTCGCCCACACTCCTTAATCTTTTTCTTTCCAACATCTTCGTCAGCCTTCCCTTCGATGTAGAGAAGGTATCTATTGACCTTCAGAAATCAGATGGTAAAGGCTTCACAGATATCGAAATCAAGCAGCAAAGTGTATTCCATATTATCGTCGAGGCTAAAAAAGGTTGGGTGTTACCAGGAAATGAGCAGCTTGAAAAATACCGTTCAAGATTTGATGCAGATGATGGGAACTACGTCGAGGCGTCGCGTGTATTTGTCTCGATGAGCGCAGCTTCAGAAGAATATGCTTCGCGAAGACTGGATGGCGATATAGGAGGTTATCCCCTTACGCATCAATCATGGAAATCCGTTGTAGGACTTATTGAGAAAGCTGGTTCAACCACCAAGTCAGTCACTGAAAAACTGTGGTTGGGAGAATGTCAGGAACACTTGAAAGGATATATATCTATGACTAACCCTACAAGCAATCTGGCGTACTGCGTTGTGCTGTCGAAGAACTGTGTCGGGGAAGGGGAATACACGTGGGTAGATGTTGTTGAGAAAGACCTAAGTTATTTTCATCCTGTGGGTATTAAGGGGTGGCCAGTCAACCCGCCAAACTACATTGCATTCAGAAAAGACGGTGCTTTAATGTCCGTTCATCGTATCAATGAGTACAAAGTGGTCAGTAATGTGAGAGAGGAAAATGATAATTGGCCAGTCACTCAGGGGGACCATTTTGTATATAAACTCGGCAGTCCAATGAAACCCGAAAAAACGCTAAAGAATGGAAAGATTTACGCGACTGGACGGGTGTGGTGTGCGCTTGATACTCTTCTTTCTGGTGATTATGCAACGATAGCTGATGCTAGGGATGAAACCCAACGAAGAATGGATTAATGGCCTTTTAGGGGGGGGACGGAAGTGACCATGGATACCGGCTTTTATGCAATCAGCACAGAGGTTGAAGAGAGGGTCATCCAGCCTGCGAGGGCTAGGCTAGATGGGTTGGTCTATGGTGTCCATACTGAGAACCGAAAGTTTGTTCTTTCATTCTCTAGAGTGAGGGTTTCTCTTAGCCAGTTCTTTGCGTAGAGCTTGAAAAGGATCTTAAGATGATAAAAATGTGCGGTTATAGCTGCATTAATCATTAACAGAGGTATAATAATGAGTATGAAACTCTGTTTGATAGCGGATAGTTGTTTGATTAATTATATTGAGTTACGTGATGAGATATAACTCTTCGCGAATACAACACGACACACGTTCAATTACGATTGACGGCCTGATAGATATGGTGCAGGTAGGGCGGTTGGATCCTATGCCCGTAACTGAAGTTTTACCAAGGCTATCATTGAGCGCAATATCTCAAATTATTGAGTCTTTAATATTAGGCTTGCCTTCTGAAATAATATGGGCTCAGCAAAATAGATTTGGTAAAGTTCATTTGCTTTCAGGTTTTGATATTGTCTATAGCATATTGGAATTTAGGTTTCGTGGTCTAAGACTTAAGCGTTTGAAAGTTTTGAAGCACCTTGAAGGCCTGAGCTTTGAAGAAATTGACTATGTTGAAATAAAGAACCTTCTTCAAATGGAGGTTAGCTTGGGTATGATATACAATGATTCTGACCCAATGCTGAAATGTTTGTTTGTTGATAGAGTAAATAGGCCATCCTATGGAAAACAATCAGCGCAGTTAGCTAGATCTGTTATTTTTATTGACGCTGAGTCTTTATTGCGAGATTTTACCATAAAATTATTTGGTGACCTCTATGACGGTTCAATCCGAGAGTTGAGCTTTAATTCGAAGCAATTTAGAAAGCATTTTTTAAAAATACAAAACGAAATATTATATTGTTTATTTTTGGTGATAATCAAAAACAAAGAGAGTTGGTCAATGAAGAATGTTGCAATGGAAAGCTATTCTCATTACCGAAGTAATCTTTCAAAGTACAGTGACTATAAAAGTGCCGAAATTTCACTAAGCGATAGCTTGGAAATGGCTTTAAATAAAATCATGTTAATGTTGCAAATCGAACCAGTTAGTTTGGGCTTTGAACTATCAGTAGTGGAAGATTACATATACAAAATAATGAAGAATGAAGATATAGACTTCCGAACTGTAGGGGCAAGTTTCTCTTATTCAAGTGTTATAGGAAGAGATAATAAATTTAGTCTCGTCGAATATTTCTATTCTTACTATCTAAATCAACGCCCTCATCGACTAAAGTTTAGCGTAGAAGATGAGGTTGGTGATCTTGTTGAGCGTTTTATCAATGTTTAAAAATGTTGCGGTAAAGAATTTTAAGTGCTTCCCAGAGCATGATTTCAAATTAGCACCACTAACCATCTTCTGTGGCTCTAATTCTGCTGGAAAATCGACTGCTATCCAGTCAATTTTGAGCGTGATTCAAAATGTCAATAATATTGATGTTCAGCGTTTCGCTCTTAATGGGGAGCTTTTCTCATTTGGTCGGGTTAAAGACCTTTTATCACACACTCCGAATGGAGATAAGATAGAGATTTCGATAGACGATTTTAAATTGTCATTCGATGCAGGTCCAAGACAACTTGAATTAAAAGAACTGACTCTAGAAAATGAAAGTGTATCTGGTTTTGAAGAGTTAAAAAGAAAACTCTCAAATGACTTTGTGTATTTATGTGCTGAGAGGTATGGCCCAAGAACAAGTTTCGAATCATCTGGGAATACCGAAAAAATCAATGTAGGTATATACGGTCAGTATGCCTTGTCTGAATACAAGAGGATGATGGAAAAACCGGCGCAAAATCAAGAGTTTGCGAGGGTTATGTGTGCTGATTTACTCAATGGTGAGAAGCCAACTGAAGAAATATTTACGGATGTCCTTGTAAAGGAAACGATGAAGAGAATTTGTCCAAGCTTCTCAATGAAAGTTGTTGAAGCCGATGAAATTGACCGTGTTTACAACATGTATACATCGGGTCTTCAGTCTATGCGACCTAACAATGTTGGATTTGGTGTGAGTTATGTATTACCTATTATAATAAGCGCCGCTATATTGAAGCCTGGGGGATTGCTAATCGTTGAGAATCCGGAGGTCCACTTACATCCTAGCGCCCAGTCGGCATTGATTAAAATTCTATGTGAACTATCTATGACAGGTATTCAAGTCATCGTCGAGACACATAGTGATCATATTGTTAACGGCATTCGAGTTTTTGCAAAAGATAATGATATGTTTTCAGAGGAAAATAATATTATTCATTCTGTTAGTGACCGATTTGAAAAAAGAAGAATCAAAGAAATTCACGTTGACGAAGATGGTAACTTAACTGCACTTGATGCTGGTTTTTTTGATCAGATAAATAAAGACTTAATGAGGCTTTTTTAATGGATGTTTCGATAAATGAACTTTCATTTAAAGGACAGTTTAAATCTATTGAAGAGTTTGTTGAGTGTTTGATAGACATCGCGAGTGCAATCAAAGGGTATAATAATCTTTCAGATTATCAATCTCTAAAAAGGACAAAATTATTATTAAAACGGCCAGTCATTGGCGATAAAACACTTGACGAACTGAGGACAGAGCTTTTAAATTCAGAAGATAGTAAGGCGTCAGATGTATTAGGTCTTATACTTCAAAACTTAGTTGTTGGACCATTCTTTAAAGAAAAAGATTTTGACGCATTGTATGATGAGGCTGCTGCAAAGTGTGGTGAAAAGATAACTGGCACATCCTTACATGCCTATGTTTCTAGAAAAAGTGAATCTATTGAAGCTCTTATTTCGGCGAAGGGGACGGAAGTATATGATACATCTGAAATTGAATTCGAATGTGATCGCGGCTTTAAAACCACTCTTTTAAATTTTCAATCGGAAGGGTGTTTTCAACACTATAAAAGGTATTACGAGCCAAACCCAAAACATGAAATAAAAAAAGATAAATTGGTTGCTGGTGAAGTGAATACAAAAATGGATTTGGCACCTCAAGAAGCTCAAGAATGTTTGAATAACGGTGTGGGAATTATTGGGATCAAACAGATATTTTCATATCGCGGTGACCAATGGTATGAATTTCCTCCGCATCGAGATTGTTTGTATCATGGCTTTCCTATAGGGAATCCTCAGAATAACGCAGCAATTAATAGAATTATTCGTGTTTTTGGCGCTCCACCATACGCCGATTCTGGTTTTAAATTCTGTTTAAATGATTGATCACCAATGAACCTTTTCACCTAATTCCCTCTAAGCTGCCCGCACTACCTCGCGGGCATGGACACTGAAACCCTTACCCTCAACAATGAACTTTCTTCGCTTGCTGTCAACGCGAGTGTTGGGCTCTTTCGTGTAATCACCCAGTTCCTTCTAATTCATCCAATCTTGCCTCGTGGCCAAGAATGGCATTTGCCTGCTCTGATGGTTTTTTCAGCTTCTTTAGCGCACCATCAAGCATTAAGTCTAATGTGTCCACGCTCTTTGCTCGGCGGAAAAAGATCAGCCAATCAGTTTTGTCGCGGGGTGATTTAGTTGTCATTTCAACACATCTCAATAGCAGTAATTACTGGGGTATTAGAAAACTTAAGTTCTGTTTTTGCTAGCGGATTATACCTTTTAGGCTGAGCTATAGCGCCATAATAAATCTTTGTTCAATCGGTGAGAGGTTAGAGCTTTGACGTCGAAAATTTCGATATTCAGAATGTGGGTTTGATTGTCTGTTTGGAAGAATCATCTATTAATACACAATATATGAAAAAAGATACAAAAAAGCCTTTTTGCCCAGTATCTTAGTCTTAACATGACGTGTAGTAGAACATGGTAGCGCGACATTCAGAGCTTTCTGTGACTAGAACTCTCTACTTTGTATGTGCCTTTGTTTCGTTTTCGAAGTGTATGAACAGCTTTAATCACAGTTGAAACATGATTTATAAAGCATACTTTACACTCAAAATCATAGCATCTAGTCCTTGCATGCCTTTGAATACACATCAACTATTAGAGATACCTTAAGTAGTAAATTAAGGACTCAATAAGACAATGGACAAATCAGTTGGCAAAGGCAAACAAGAGGAAAGGATAGAGCGAGAAGCTCTCTGTGACGAGATTGATACCTTAATGGATTTAATGCTCGTTGAAGGGGAGCTCTCTGATGGAACTAAGATTTGGATACGCCGTACACTCATGAAGTTAGTCAGTGCACTCGGTGTCAATAATCCAAAATGATATTTGAGGCATTCCAGATTGGGATGCCTCAAGCATTTTATCTATAAAATCGTGTCTACCGACTCATTTTACCCAAACAGAAATCTGATATGAAAAATGACGATTTTGGCCTGAGAATCGTCGTTTTGAGCGGAAAAATCCCTCCAAAACTAGATGTAAGTTCTTGTCTTCTCAACACTCAAATTTCGTATTGATGTTTGCTGAAAGCCAGTTTTACTCAGCCTATCTATATGAATTTATGAAGTTAAGTCTGTAATTAGCCATAGTGATATACCTTTACGTGCAAAGACGGCGCGTTCTTCAATATTGCGAAGTAATTTGCCCACTTTGGTGTGATGTTAAAAGCGCTGGCATGTTGTCGGCGCTTTTTCGTTTTTAACGGAAGGTTATTGCTCTTATCTCACAGAATGATAAAAGTAGGTGCCTAAGTTGAATTCAGCTCTTCTCTCATCTTTTTCTGCATATGTAGGCCCAAGATAGCCACTTTTGGATGGTAGGTAGATATTCTTGCCCAACTACTCAACATGCTTTCCCTAAAACCCCGCCAAAACTTTCCCTCTAAAACGACAGTGATTTTTGGGTGAATAGCCACCTTTCTTTGTGGACCAATACTTGGTCGATAAATGGAGAAGGTAACGACTGACAACACCGGAAACACGACATTGCTGAATGATCTCCCCTAAGGACATGCCAATGAGCGGGTTGGCGAGCCAGAGCGGGAATGCGAGTCTGGTTCTGCCTCCGCCTCCGCTTTTATTAACGCTGACGAGCAGATGACCGTCTTTGACGTCAGCGAACCTCAGTTCACACAAGTTTTGCCGTCTAAGGCCGTTCAACACGGTCCAATGTCAGCACGTTCGCTATCAAAGACACCCAACAATCCAAACAGAAATGCCAAGTATTTGCGAATCACTGGAGGTAATTGCCATGCGCCATTACACACCATCACACCTGGAAATCAACGCGATGTCTCACGAGTTGTCTCAACATGGATACGACAGTTATTTGCGTCACATGAAAGCGCGTACCTCACTTAAAACGGATGACATCGTTCGCATGATGGTTAAAGCCGCAGGCCTTACCGCGATTCAGGTTCGAAAATGGAAAAAGGACGGTATTGCCAACAAAGCATGCGCGAAGGCGCAGTGTAAATTGGCCGAGCGCCAAGGTGTTTGCTTTGGGGTTCACATGCTCTTGCCAACGAAGGCTGTCTGTCAGCAATGGCTAGCGCATGACCGTCATAACTTCAGTGGTCGATAG